TGTAGGAACATCTTCTCCGGTTGGCGATACCATAACATCACCGCAGAAAATGTTGATAAAAGTTTGGTAGCCCTGACTTTTCAGCACTTGCACGTTTTTCGAATTTTGATTGTCCATTGTTATGTGTCCTCCGTTGATGTACCTACACTTTCCCATAAATCCCCATCAGCATCATTTTATTCTTATCGTCCTCAGACATGAAAGCCAGCACTCGTTTTTCTATCGCAGCAAAATCACAGTTAATACCCTGACAGCCTTTACCAACCATGTGTGTTTCAGGATCAATACATTCTCTGCGAACAAATCTTGGCTTATCTTCATGCAGCTCTGGTCTGGTAAACCGTATTCTACCTGTGCTCGAACCTTTAATGTCTTCAAACATTAGTCCCCCCTGTAAAACGCTTCCGCTGACTTTTCGTTCTTTTCCCGGATGTCAGCATCCACATGATAGCAACAACCTCTGGGACAGCACCGACAGAAAAGATAGCAACTATGGTTAGCAATATACCTAACATAAAATTTTTCATAAGTACTCCTTCACACAATATGTTCTAGTTCTTTAGGAACCTGTGCGAGTATCCGTCTTATCATAGGTTTACTCCTAGCGGTTAACATATTCTCATGGACGTAATTATTAAATGTGGGATACCTCTTTAAGAAGTCTGGAGCAAATGAAGTGTCTTCATAGTCGGGGTCATCTTTATCATATGCGTCTGCGCATTCATCTTGTATTATTCCTCCAATCGCTACAACAGGATATTCAAAAAAATACCATTCAAGGTAAGTAACAAGCATATAAAGATTACTGCTGTGGCCCATTCTGAATTCGAGTTTCTTGTTGTCAGGATGAAGCCACATCTCCAAAAAGAAGTTATCAAGATTCTCATAGAATACTAAGAAGTAAGTATCCCCTTGTATCCACCCATTCTTTGACACTGTTATGCCAAAGACTTCTTTGAATCTCTCATCGTTACATTTCCTAAGAAGAGCTTCAATCTCCTCTGGAGAGGTTTCACGATCAAGTACTGCTTCCATATGATTAGCCATAGCTATCCTCCTTCTACGCCACCTTAACATAGCGAGCTATAAGCGCCTCACGTAGCCGTGTATTTTCTACAATTACTGCATATCTTGGATCATTTTTAGCAGAGACTATCTCACCTTTTAAGGATAAGTGTACATAGTCCCCAATCTCAACTGTGTCAGTAAGAGGAATAAAGGGGCTCTCTTCTCCTGAAGACAATTCTCTTTTATTCCATCCTAAAGCTTTAACCACATCGGTAAAATCATAACCTGTGTCAAAGGCAACAAAACACGCTTCTCCTTTTACAATGTTATTAACCCTAAATATTGTTTTTCCTGAATGCTTAGCTTTACCGTCAACTGTAATTGTTATTACATTTGCCTCAACAATAGGTTTTGAGCATTTTACTTCAATGCATATAGGCTGCCCTTTGCGTAGATTCGAAATATCCCAGTTGTATGCCTGGGCTAGATCTTCAAAGTCTTGTCCTTCTTTCTCTACTGTAGCCTTGATCTTCGTTTTTCTTTTTGTTATATTTTCAACAGAGTAAACAAAGAATAGTGTTTTTCTGCCAAGTGTAGCAGCTTCCATGTGATTAGCCATAATTATCCTCCTACTACTCTTTTCTTTTTAACTTTTCAACAAGATCATTTGCTCTTGAAGAAAGCATTTCATAATCGTGCTCATTATTGTAAAGATGTGCAAGCTCCTCTATTATAGTTTTCATTTCCTCAAAGGTTTCCTGGTCCATCTGTACAACTGTTTGTATATTCATAGGTTCCTTCCTCCTCTTAAACTTCACAGGCTCATAAAAAGAGAGAGCCAATAATGGGCTCTCTCTTCTAAACAAATCGTGCTATATATTGTTAGGCTGCGTTAGCCTGCTCTACTATCACAGGGTCTTCACCTCTAAAAGCCTTGAGCTCATCTTCCCAGATTTTCCTGATTCCCTTGATAATATTTTCATTAGCCTTGTTTGTTTCCCTGGGCTTTTCAATATCTTCCCTTTTCTTCCCTCTCAGTTCACAGTATACAATGTGCCTACATCGCGACTCTTTTGAGAGAGCGATAAGACCGGGAACACACCCATTAATATGTTGTTTCCTGGTACCTCTCATCGTCCTAATTTTTTCAGCAATGCTGTTGTTCTCTTTTTTGATCCTTGCAATAATGGGATTTTTCTCTCTCTTTTCTGTATTCATGGTAACCTCCGTTATTAATAGCAAATGCTACTTAGTTTTCTTTGATGACGCTCCAATGAGCTTTCGTTTTGCATGCTTACTTGCAAACATGAAGTCTAGGTCATTCGGATCACACGCTTCGCCCCTTCCGTACGTTCGTGGTGGAAACTCTACAAAAATGAATTTAGTGTTCCAGCTTTTAATTCTTCCCGACTCCTGGTTTTCAAAAGAATGATAGATGACTGACCGTCCAACATCTAGTGGTTCAAGGTCGTTAATGTTAATCATGTACACCTCACATTATGATAGCTACTTTAATTATATCTTTGTTACAGGTGAGAGCCTTGGTAAGTATATCACGAAGGTAGAGGTTACTTACTCTATTATCTAGTAAGAGTCTCTTTACTATTGATCCTGGTATAACGGATTCCAGTAGTTTTGCAGTCTCCATGTTTAGCTCATCTACAGACATTCTAGTATGAGCACTGGTGGCGTAAAAGGACATGTTAAGATGACGCCACTTATCCCCCAGACAAGTGCATTGCTCAACAGTGAGTGGATCGCAGTAATAAGTACACAAGAATTCTTCAATGTCACTTATATTTATGTGGTTACCCAGGACTGTCATCTTTCCGTCTCGACTTCACAAGTTGCTCTACGTTCTTGATATAAGTTAGCTTAGCACCAGCCTCAACCATCTCACGTACAGCATCAGTCATTGTAGCATGGCCGAGTCCACGACAGGCATCAAGCATCAAGAATGTCTCATATCCTTCTTTTAGTAGATCAAGGACCGTATCCTTAACACAAAAGTCAAGTGCAAGACCACCAACAAAAACAGAGTCAATCTTCTTACTTTTTAGAAGAGACGGAACCATGGTATCAGGCGCATCATCCATATGGGCCTTCATAGCAGGATACGGGTGTTCATAAGGGTTATCTCCCTTTGTAGCAAGAAGAACATTGTAAGGTGGGATAAACAATAAGGCAGCCCCAGATGTTCCCTGTATACAGTGTGGTGGCCATATACCTCTCTCATCACACCCATCAACTTTGAAAGACGTGTGGTCTTTCGGATGCCAGTCTCTGCTAACGATCATAAGATCAAATGGGTAGTGAAACAGGTGACCAAGAATATAACTGGCTATCTCATTCCCTCCAGGAAGCGGTAGAGCTCCTCCAGGACAGAAATCTTTCTGCGGATCAACAATAATAAGAGCACTTTTTTTCATAGGGGACCTCCATTTTTATGATCTCTTTTACTAAGCTCTTCTCTTAACAAATCTGTATATTGCTTATACGGATAGTCCTGTAAAAGCATCTGCTTTATAACTCCAGAACTAAGGTGGCTAGCTATAAGGTACCATTTGTCAATGGGAATGGTATAATGTGGTTCACAGTTGTGAAGAACACGGTTAATGGCTGAGTAAAACTCACTGTTCATCTTAAATTCTACTGCAGTAGCAAATCCAAAAATAACCAGCTCAAGCTATTCATCCCTATACCAGTCATAGTCTTTCCAGTTGTTCATGAAATAATAGAAGAGCCTGATCTCCCATTTCTCATCTCGCTTAGCACGTATGTCCTTCCACTCACTTCTCTCATAAAACTCAAATCTTATCAGGAAATTTGAATCTTCAATAATTTTATCATCCTTCCATCCTATAGCTTGGTAATGTCTGTACTTAATGAATGATATTAGGGAAGAAGATTCCTTTGGAAAATTCTCTGGAATAGAAGGATCTTTCCAGGAGTCTGTTGCCTGGATATAGTTTATCTGTTTATAAGTACCTGGTACATCCTCCCAAGAGTCAGGGATATCCAGAGTTATCATCTGATTTTGTAAAGTGTGCATATTTGGCCTCTCTCCTCAATATTGTATTACTTAGACCTCTTTACCTGATTATGTATTGTGTAATACACATCTGACAATAATTTATGACCAGCTTTCATCCGTAAGACGTTCTGGTCTACAACTGTTGCATTAGGATCAGGTTCCCCCATTGCACTAGAATTTGGATCTTCTAACATAGAGACTTTTGAGGCCTGTGCCTCCAGAGTCTTGACAGCCTGTTCGAATCCTGTAAGGGTTTCTTTCAGATAACTAAGAAGAATACTTGTCATCTGAGGCTTTAGCTTAATAAGATCACGACGTCTTTCCTTAGACATATGTTATTTCCCCTCGTCAGTACTACCAAATCCTCCACGGGATCTTTTATTAGGAACAAAGGTAGTAGTTGTAAACGTACGAGCCTTCTCAAGAACCATTTGAGCAATCGGAGTACCTTGTTTTAGTACTTTCCCTGTAGCTGATCTTTCAATACACTTACAGGGCCATTTTAGTACATCAAGCTCTCCGCAGTAGTCGGGGTCTATTACTCCAACACTGTTGGTCTGAACTAGCCCAAACTTAGAGAACGTGGAACTCCTAGGATAAATAGTAATACGATATCCTGCTGGTGGCTTAACAATCAAACCAAGGTCTATCATATAGGTGTTACCTTCTAGAAGAACTGTGTCATTGGCAGCAACCAGGTCGAACCCAACTGAGCCCTCTGTCTTTATCCCACCATTTTTCTCATACAGAGACTTAGTGACAACAGACGTGTATGCAATCTCTACAACTGGTGGTGAGAGCTGCATCTCACTCTGATCAATTGATCTTTTTGAAGAAAACTCTTCTGGCATCGTTGTTGGACGCTCAGTGTCCTTAAACTTACTGGCTTGCTCTTTCATTGCAGATACCCCTTCTTCTGAAGCAAGATACGCTTCGGTCTTCTTTATAGCAGCAGCTACATCTTTCTTCGTCTTAAAAACAACTTTTTCTGTTGGCTCAGAAGATAACGTCTTAATCAGAGTAAGAAGCTCCTGTTCTCTTTCAGGAGAAATCTCCATTATTCCGCTCTCAAGTCTACTGAGAGTTACTCTATGGATCTTAAGAATAGTAGCCGTATCCTTTTTATTGATTCCCTTCTTTTCTCTAAACTCCGTAATTGCCCTTCGTAACATTTCGTGTGGCATAGTAAAAATCCTCCTTATTTGGTTATAAGGAGAGAGGCAGAGGGCCACACCGCCTCTCTCCTCATAGTACCGTACTTACGCTTTTTCTTTAGTGACGCTGTATTTTCTGAATTCTTTATTCAGCTTATCCAGCTCTAATGAAAACTTTCTGGCACGCTTCCCAGCGGATTTGTTACCTTCTTCAGCCTTCGTCAGTTCTTTCGTATACTGCTCCATCAAAACGATAATCTTTTTTTCCATTGTTGTAATTCCTCCTGGAATAATTAGAGCTTGGCCCTAAGCTCGTGTAGTGGTATATGAGTCTTGATCTTTGCACTGGAACTATTCCATGTATGCAAAGTACCACCGTCTTTCGGAAAGCTCTCCTGGCCGAAAGTATAAGCTAGTACAGCATCAGACTTTCCAACCAGGAGATTTCTTTCTTTGAATCCCTTACTAACCGTTAAACCAGCACCTTTCTTTATAGCAGCTGCTATTTCCAAAAGAGTATTTGTTTTAACTTTATTAGAAAATAGCCCATGATAGTAATTAGCGATCCGGCCAGGATCATACTTTGAGCTATTCATTCCTAAGTATCTGCAACCACCGAACATGGCAGGGAGGTGGAGGCTGAGAGAAACACACTCGTCTTCCAGAAATGCTCGAACAGCCAGATGATCAGCCCAAGCTGCTCCTCCTGAAACAAGGTGCCGTTCCTCAACAGAAACATTCATTTCAGAGAACCTCCAGATGACATCATAATACATCCTATTGTAAAGATCAAGAGATAGTTTATCTCCATCTTCTTTCCTTCCTGCTGTACCAATGATCGCTATGGTCATGCTCTACCCCTTAGACAATATGTCTGTCTGCCCAGTCTACTATTGTCTTAAGGAGATCACTCTGAAGCTCTTCTTCAGGAGTTGCAGGTGTAAACGATGCAATGCGGTCCCCAAGCTCCTTAAAGGACGATCTGAACGATACTGGAGGTGTCGGTGTAAGGGTTTTCTTAACTACGATCTTTCCCTTCGTTACAATAAACCGTAGACTAGCTTTTACGCTCTTACTGAGGGTCTTCAGCTCGTCTATGGATGCCACCGGAGGAGTCATGGCTGAGAGAAACGCCTCAAATTCACTTACATGGATAAGTGCTGCACCACCACCGGTCTGCTTTATTATGGTGACGTATCCACGCTTAGCCCATTTATAGAGGTAGGATGAGTTCTTAGTCTTACCTAATAAAAGGTGAGCCTTCTCAAGGGTCATGTAGCCAGTACCATCAAGAAGAGCTGATCCTGTTTCCACAATAGGTACACGTGGTACGTTTGAGGTTGCTTTATACGTACCGCCTCTAGAAGGCCGCTTCATGGACTCAGCTGGTACTTTCTTTACTGCACCACTACGGGAGTTAACAACCTTTTTTACTTCCTCTCGTAATGGTTTCTTCTGGAGGATAGACTTAGCTGTATCCTTCTCTTCTGGAAGAACGTAAACACCAGACATGATCTTGAACGTGTCTACATGGCCTTTCTGTTTCCTCATATACATAGCTGAATAAGAAACACCGGCTCTTCTTGCTTTCTCTGAAAGCATAATAGAATTAAAGATCTCAGCTGGTGTGTAGAGAGTCTTCTTTTGAAGACTTAATACTTCCGCCTTAATCTTTTCTAGGGTTAGTCTGTGAAAGACTGGAACCATGGTTCCATTTACCCGCTTCTGTCTCCAGAAAAGGCTCGAAGAAAGTACGCCGTTGTACGCACTGGATAGTACCTGGTCACGAGTAATGTGCATCATGTTAGCTGTCTCTTCTACCGTAAGACAATCCCCAATATCTGGTTCTTCTGTTCGAAGCATTACCAGGTTTATGCGGTTGTCCTTACAGAAAAGGACACTCTCTCTGTCTACACGACCCTTGACCTTTGTAGACGAGGATAGAACTCCAACCATCACAAGGTTGTTGATAGTTGCTGCAGTTACACTTAGGGTACGTGCCGCTTCCTGGGTAGATACACACTCTTTTTGTTTTGTACGCGTTCTCATTGGTAGGAAACCTCCTTAGTTAAATACCTTTATTATTTTTCTGCTTACTCTTTCCTATTCGGATTATTAAGTATTTCATCCTTATACCACTCTAATGTGCTCTCAAGACTTCCGTAGAAACGGTCAGTCCCACTGATGTCTTTGGAAGGAATCCCAACCTTCTTTAAGAACTCTATCATATCATAGTTGTCCATACTTGTATACCCGACCAGGTAACCATCAATCAGACCAATCTCCCAAATTGGCCTGGTGTACTCTTGATCTGTTTGTGTATTTGTTAAGACTGCCCAAATTTGCAAAGGGGATAACATGGCTGTAGGAACCACGAAAGAAGAACTGCTTGAGTTGGAAACGAAGCCATTACGAATTTTCATAAAAATTCCTCTTGTGCTACACCCTGAGCAAGCAGCTCAAGGATCTCTATGGACCACGGTTTGTTTGTTCCTGGGATCTTGTCATAGAAACCCATATGAGCATATTTCTTAAAGAAATACAGTGCTTCCGTCTCACGTGCCCTCGTCCTTACGTCTATGTAGATAACCCTGTATTTTGGATGATCGAGGTCTTTTTCATCCCCATCTACCATGTCCTGGATATGGTCAGGGCACTCAGCCTCCTCACAGGAAGAACAGGGACCAAATTCACAATGCTCATCCTTATATTTCGCCTCGTAACCCTGGTATCTTTGGTGTGTACCATCGTTATCGTCATCATTATGGTTGATGATGTCAAGGCCAGTCCAATCATGGTTGTTACACGTGTCTACTAAGATTCTTCCGGTGCTCTTGTCCTTAATCATGAACGTTTCATAGTTACATGTGCCACTAAAGAGCAGCGGTTCGTCACAATCTAAGTTCTGAGAAAGCCATGTAAGGATCTCGTATTCAGACTCAAACGTTCTGATAAAATTATAGTCAGACGTTGAGACTGGGTTAAAATAAATCTCGCAATCACGAAGCACTGCTCGTATTAGATCATACATAGCAGACGCTGTTGTACTATTACCCATTATAAAACTGGAGCTGCTTGAATTGGATACAAACCCGTTACGTACTTTCATAATACCTCCTAAATAATTTCCTGGTACGAATAAATAACTTCTTCCTCAAAGGTTTCCTGACCATGGCTATCATAGCACATGGACCTCTCAACGACAACAACCTCCACAGGAGAATCATCATAGCCATCGTCCGACTTTCCTTTCCTGTTCTCAAACTCTTTGAGTATAACCACCTTTACTTCCTCAGGAATATCCTCAAGTAACAATCTCTTTAATACGGGACTCTTTAGATCACCAAGGTTGTGCTCTACATCAATGCTATGTTTACTCTGAGTCATCCTACGATTGTGTAGGACAAAGTCCTGAGAGCTAGAGTTAGCCACAAAACCAAATCTTACCTTCATAGGTCCTCCTCAAAGATAAATTCTGGAGAATGGTTATTCTCAAAATCGATGTCATCAAATTCATCAAAATGCCTGCCTAGCCGCATGCTGGGTGGTATGTTACTAGCAGGAAATCCTATAGTAAACAACGTGATTGTTTCTGGAATGCTGTTGTCGGTATAGTCATCTTCAGTCTCTTCCACAATAGAACATACAAAAGATTCATCTTGATGGATAGCTCTTACTTTTCCTGTATCCCTAAGAAGGAGCTCCTTTCGGCACTGATCTTTTACTAGGACAGGAAGCCCACTATGTAATAAAAGCTGCTTTATCCTGGAGTCTGTTATTCTTTGTAGATTTGATCGTACTATCACAAATGAAGAACTGCTTGAGTTGGAAACGAATCCATTACGTATTTTCATATGGTGACATCTCCCCTTTGCGGTACTCATCAATTATAATGTACTGAGGATCAAAACGGTTTGACCAGTCTTCCAATTTGTTACGGTCATCCCAGTCCAGCACCGTTATCTCACAAGAACAATCACAACTGTCGTCATCATCAGGATCAGCATGAGTATATTCACAGAGCTCTCCACCATAGCACTCCTGTATATTTATAAGAGTCACACTAATAAAGTCAGTAGTGTATATAGCAGGATCATCATTGTCTTTATCTCTACCCTCTAACTCTTCCATAATATACTCTTTAACACATTGAGCTGCCTTGGAATTATCCAGTAATGCCCGTTTCAGTCTGGAAGAACGTACCTTTTCCAGATTTGCATACATAACTATAAATGAAGAACTACTTGAGTTCGCAACGAACCCAGTTCTGATTTTCATATCTAAACCCCCGAATTGATATGGATTAACTTACTTTTTGATTTCTAACAGGACAGCGCTTTTCCCCAGCACACTGCACTAAATCCGTTCCAATTGAAGAATCAGTCATCACCTGACAAACTATGTATAGTTCCAGTGTCTTTAGTAATCTGACCTTCACAGCGTGTTCACATTTGTAACACACAACGTGCTCCTTACTATCCAATATTGGATAGATTAACATAATATAGGATGTGCAGTATGCCATACTCATATGTATATGTCAAGTACCACTTAACCTAGTTATTTAATCTAACTAATCTCCCCGTCACTGAAAGAGCAGGAATAACAGTCGATTTATGCCTTCCCTGAACATACTTATATAAATATCTTCTCATTGATCCCTGAACATCAGGATCTAACAACAAGGCCTTTGCCAGACTTACAGCGTCCTTTCCCTTATCTCCAAGAAACTCATTAAAAGAATGGTAATGTTTGTCACATACAATAAAGTACGGATAACCACAGCAACAACTATATCCCTTATGTGGTTGTCCTAAAGGCGGGTCACTAAACCGTAAAGATGGTAACATGCAACTCTTACAAATAGTAGTAGTATCTTCAGAGCTCATAAGCCCCTCCATTGTTAAAAAGGTAAGCGGAGAGCTGGTTAAGGGCTCTCCGCTAAGATAGGTAGTATTACCAGGTCTTCCCGCGAAACGTGTATGGCTTAACAAATTTCCCGGAAGTTATCTTCTTGGTAATGGTAGATGCCCCACAATGAGGGCACTTTAGTGTTGTTTCAGAGTCTACAACTCCAACAAGGAGCTCAAACTCCTTCTCACACTTGTCACATACGTAATCGAAAATAGGCATGTTTACTCCTCTTCTTCCTCTTCTTCTTTTTCTAGTACTCCCAGTATGTCCAATGCCTGGTGTAAGGTTCCCCCCATGACCTCTTTAGTTAGATCAAGAGTGGCAATAAGAGTAACAGGGTAGTAGCCACCATCATTAGGTGGGGATTTTTCAAAACGCCCCACCGCTGGCTTTTCATTAAACCCAGAGTAAACTTCCAGAGTACTGTTGTCAAGATTTATGATGTAGGCCCATTCACAAAACAAAGAGTCACTGAGAAAGGACTGACTATCTATCATTATTCCTACCTCAGTTACCTTATTAAGGTCTCCTTGGGCATCACGTAAAAGACAGTACCAATCAGTCTCCGATTGCTCAGAGACCCCTAGATCAATGGTGCCTGCCTCCCTACATCGCACAATTTGCTCATGGGTGGGAGCTACGTCTGAGTCAACGAGCTCAATAGCACTTGCCATCTTTTTCATTGTATCAAGGTCATGGTGCTTACAAAAAGACAGCACTTCCTCTCCTAACCCACCTGGATCGGAAGAAAAGTGGTTGTAGGTAACCTTTAGTTGGTTTCCTACCTGAAATCCGAATACGCCCCTAGTTCCCATTACACCTCCTGGAGTTGTTCAGAGCTCTTAGAAAAGAACTCATTTACTACGGTAGGGCCCACGATACCACTAACATCATCCCACACCTCCACCCTGGGGGTGTGGTTGTTAGCTGTTCCATCGTGGAAAACTACCATGATCTCAAGATCCTCTCTGTCTTCAAGCAGAGAAAGATCTACACTGTGTGGTCTCCCAAGTATCTCAATTACCAGTTTGTTGTTCATCGAGCATTACCCCCATTGTTGCAGCATTCTGAGGAATACGCACAACCATTGTGCTACTCTTCCTCTTCTTTTTCCTCTTCTCATTTTCAGGAATCTCAGGAGACAGCCGTCTAGCTTCTCTCAGCTTAGCACCGAAATCTTTAACAAGACCAGGGGTAAGCATTCTGGAGCAAGCTTCCCGTAAGATAGGATCCTTCAGACGAAAGATAGATACCTTTGCGATAGACTGATTTTCCCTAAAGAGGTGAGACAGCCTACTGATGAGTCTGAAGTATGGGTGGTCAGTATGCTCACCCATGATAGTCTGATCTAACTGGTACCCGTTAACCTTTCCGTTAACCAGGTCAAGTACAAACCTCAGTCTGTCTCTTACTCTATCACTCCAGTACATATTACGATAGTATCCAACAAACTTTGGTCTTGTGTCATCTATGTTCTCGCTCTCCTCAGAGATCTTGATCATCATCTTCATGACGGTAGACATGACAACTGCCCCTGTGTTCATCTTGTTGACATTACCTCTAGATTCCAGGAAAGCACGAGTAAGTGGAACAACACGATCCTCATCAGAGGCCCAGTCCATGTCAGACCACTCAGTTGCTTCGTAGTACCTGATGTGAATCCAGTTGTCATTTTCCTTCTTTATCCTGGAATCTTTGTACTCTTTTACCTTGAAGAACTCGTATCTCACCATTTTGGATTTATCTTCTCCAGCAATAGCCGGCCATCCATGAAAAGAGAAGTACTCTCTCCTTACATAAAGACTTGGATCGTGCATACCAAGTTCCGGCCAACTCTGTCTTAAGAAATAACTTATCCTGGCAAAAGGATGAGGATCACTCAACGCATCGTGGTCAACCTCGTCAGAGAACATGTAATAGGTCGCCCGGGTAATTGGGGACTCACTCAGTTTGGCTTCCGGATTCACCTTGAGGATAGTCTTACTCCTCATAAGGTCCAGGATAACTTCCCATTGAACCCATGTGTAGTTAATCACATAATTAACTCTCTTTCGTCTGGACGTCAGGATTGTTAGCATTTCTTCGTTCGTCATTCTTTTTCCTCCTTGGTTTTCTCTTTTTTGCATAAACATTACGTAAGATTTCATGTACATTAGGACAAGCTATATCTTCTAGTAACCATCTTGCCAAGACAGCTGATGAATGTAACTTAAAAAAGCTAGTAGTTGTCGTATATACGACATTATCTGATGAAAGTCTCCAGTTATTACTAGTCCTTCTAGCACGCTCAAACGCGTTACAAATAATCTGTAGTGTACCAGGCTTCTTGATAAGAGACAGGGCCTTTTTAATCAGTTTAGCTGTATGAGCCTTAGTAAATAAGAACTCAATACCCTCTTTTGAAATTGGCGGTCTTTTCGTGACTATTAACTTATTGTCTACCACAAAGTTAAGTCTAACAAGGCACTCATCACTGCTATTAACTCTATCAGGAGTAAACAGGTCAGACGTGTCACCAATACAAAGAGTAGCTCCATTGTATATAAGGTACTTAATAAGGCTTCCCTTTGACTTATCTTTATAGGTATCATGATAAATAACGTAACCCAAGACAGCATCTAGATTAACCGGCCATTCCTTTTCAAAAAGGTGGTCGACCACCTTCGGAGATACTAACCACAATACACGGTTAAGGTCTGTCTTAGCCTCGCTATCCCACCTTGAGTACGTATCAGGTACAAGATTTGACATACGAATTATATCTTTTGTTTTACTAGGAAGTCTCGTCACAAAAGAAGTAAATAGTTTCCACCTCTGAGATACACTCATGTGTATTGTGCCATTTTCAATATTGTCTGCTAATACCCGATAGAAAGGAAGGTTATGACATCCGTGACACTCAAAAAAAGAAGGCTCTTCCGTAAAGACAAGCCCGCCAGTTACTTCAATAAGAGTTAGAAGGGCCTTAATGTTCCCATTATCAAAGATTTTTCCGAATATGATGTCTTCTAGCTCTCCTCTGGTAATCTGATGTGAGCTCTCAGCAAGCTCCCATATTAGACGTAATGCTGTAGCATCTGCCCTGTATTTACCAACTGGAGAGCTAATCAACCTCACTACTTGATCATGATCAAGATGATCAATAGCATAAGAAAGGACACCGGACAGTGTCTTTTTAGTATCTTTAGCTTCCTTTGTTACCATCTCCAGAGCATGTTTAGTAACAGCTAACTCATGCTCAACTGTCTTTGGTTTGTTAGGCACACTCTTTGTACCTTTCATACATCCTCCTGTTTGGTCTTTCTGTTAGAGCACGTTTTTACTATCAGATCTCTTAACAAAGGGTCCTCCAATAGTGATTTCTCCAATAAGTATCGTCCTAGTACGGAAATAGGCAGACTATCGAATATTCTTTGCAGAGTCGATGTCTTAAGATTAGGTCTCCCTATAGAAATGATTAGCTGTATCCAATCTATCTCTGGGTAAAAGGGGATAATTACCGAAAGAACATTATAGTAATCATTATAACGTAAAATATCAGTCAGTACCTCCTTAGTAATTAGGTCTCTGTCAACTAAACAGTATGTCAGGGCAACGTTAAGTCTCTGTTGTCCGTTTGGTCCCCTAACCAACTCATGAGCCGCCGTGTCTAAAGAGTGCAGTGTTGTGCCCTTCTCAACAATAAGGTAATAAAGAGAGGTGCCCTTCTCAACATCTAAGCAACAGCCTCCATGTGAATGTAGCATATGCCAAAGAAGGCGATCATACGGAATAGACCATTGCTTTTCTATAAGCAGGTACTCTAACACGTATGAGTCCATAGTAGGATAAATAGTACATACCAGATCAGCTGTTATGCCGTTGGTGTTACAGCACACAAATATTTGGCTAATTCTATCAGAAAACTGAATGATGTGTTCACTATTAAGAACGTCACTCTCAAGTATATGTAAGAACATTGCCCATAGTAACTTATCATTAGCATGTGTTTGCAGCTCCCCGGTGTCCATAAAGTCTGCCATACAGTTTAAAAATAGAAAAGTCGTATCTGATGTGAAGTGCTCAGCTAGATCATTTGCAGTAATACAGATATCTAAGGGCCCTTCCACATGGTCAACAAGAGTAATTAGGGCTATAGCAGAACCACAAGCAACAATCTCTTCAAGGAACATTCGATCTATTTCCCTGCGTGCATAGGGTACTCCACATAGGTAGTCCCACAAAAACAGAAACTCATCTTTCCTAAAGGGGCCTTCTATTGTGTCTACTATTAAATCTTTCGGGGTTTTTTTCGAGTAGTTGTTCTCTATGTGGTTAAGAAGATGTAAGCTAACCCTTTTGAACTTTTGTAGTTCATCCTCCGTCTCTTGTGCCCTCTGCTCTAACCTCTCAATCTCTAGAGACTGCCACTTTGAAAAGTCCTCAATGTTTCCCCACCCCAGAGGATTTTTCATGTCTATCTGGACCATGGGGTTCTTGTTTTCGTTTTCCTCCAATGAGAACCTCCCGTATTAATTTTTCATTTTCTTCTGACATTTTAAGTGCTACCTTATTTAAAAGTAGACGTTTAAGCCGTGCGTCTGTAAGATACTGCTTTATTATCAGAGAGGCCGTACCACCACAAAAGGCTTCTGATAGCAACTCATACTTAGGGTTACTAATATCCCTGAAGACCGGATACCCGTTACTCATAAAAAAGTCAATAGCCTCTCTGACGTCAAAGCCCTTCTTACAGAAATTAGATCTATAATGCTTTCTCATAGCGGACACACAAGCGTAATAAAAAGAAGAGTACCCCATTCTAGTCATTACATCAATTGGTGCACCTCTATCTACAAGAGAGCGTACAACCGCAAGCATTCCACAGTTGCAGGCAATATGTATAGGAGCAAACCCATCTCTGTCAGGAGCAGTAGGATTAGCGCCTGCTTTTAATAAAACAGAAACGATATCCTCCCTAAAGGAAGAGATAGCCTGATTGAGTGGGGAAAACGACAGCTTGGCATGCTGAACGTTTGGATCAGCCCCATAAGAAAGGAGAAGCTCTACAATGCCCCGGTTGTGTCTCCTAACTGCTAGTAGCAACGGAGAGATGCCATTGGCATTTGTAAGTGTTGGGTCTGCTCCCTTCTTAAGGAGGTACGTAATCATATGATTTTGTTTTTCAATAATAGCTACCATGAGAGGCGTGTTTTTGCTTTTCGTTGGTCGTGTTCTCTCTATGTTTAGATCCCCACCAAACTCCACCAGGGTGTCCATCATCTCGATGTCACCCTTTCCAGCGACAAACGCCATAACAGAGCGCCTTGATGGTACTAGGGCGTTAATTACCTTTGCTGGGTCCGGGCACTCCTTTAAGAAAGCCCGAACCCCATAGTTTCCCAGCTCTTTTACTTTATTAATTAACGTGTAGTAAGGTATACACGTAACAGTAGTTGACATTAATTATCCTCCCGTAAGTTCACGCTCTTCCATTTTTCTTTTTCCAAGATCCCTCTTCTCTTTTGCAAGCCTGTGCTTTTCCTTCTTCTTACTCCAGTGAGCGTGATTGTCTCCTCCTGTATCCTTCATGTTATGAATAACACGGAGCCTTTCAAGAACAAGGGCTGTAGGCTCTATCAATCGTTCTATTTCTTCTGCATTCTTATACGCCTGTGGCGCCTCGTCTAAGGTGCCTTCCGTGACGCTGGTGGTAAATATCCCACGCATAGCTATCTCAAAGGACTCCATCTTGATCTTTTCTTTAGCTTCACGCCTGGACATTATTCTTCCAGCCCCATGTGGAGCAGAGTAATTCCAATCAGGATTAGTTTTTCCTACACAAAGCAAAGATCCATCTCTCATGTTAAAAGGAATGATCATCCTCTCATTTTCATAAGAAGAGATTGCTCCTTTCCTTATAATGAAATCCCGGAAATCTATGTAATTATGGGATGTCCTGATGGTCTCATTTATCGCCTTTATACCAAACACCTTTACCAGGATGTCAAGCATCAAAAGCTTGTTAACATCAGCGTATGTCTGTGTAAAGATCATATCATAAAAGTAGCCCATCATGTCTTCTCCGGAAAGATACTCGAGTTCCTTTTCTACATCTTGCGCCTTAGCAGACATGCGAAGCTCCTCAAGCTTATGGGGAATGTCTGTTTTAGGAAGAGTATTAGTAGTGATCTCTTTCATCCTAGCAGCATACTCTTCTTTGGGGATAGACATCTTTCCTTTTGCGACCGCTATGTCCTGCCAGAATGTACAAACCCGACCACCAAAGTTTCTAGATCCAGAATGGACTATTATCCAAAAGTCTCTAGTCACATTAGACTGAGCTACTTCAATATAGTGGTTTCCACCACCGAGAGTTCCAAGACTGTTTACTGCGTAGGACACGCCTTTCCTAACTCCTATCTGCTTGCACTTCTTTTCAAACCAGTCATAAGCGTATTCAGGCGGGTCAAGCGGCAGTACTCCAAACCTTTCACGATATGCCATAGAGAACTTCCTGGCAGTCTCTGTTGCCACATCCCATGGAAATTCCTTTTTCATATCAATAACTGGGGTGTCATGGGTATTCATACCAAAAGGGATCCTCTGTCTTACGAGGTCATCAAACTTCTGATGAGATACCTTCCTGAACGGATCCACTGATCCGATATTAACACCAAAAACCCCACAGTTCACGTCTACCCCAACAATGTTTGGCACGACTCTATCACCTAAAGGCATTGTAAAGCCAACCACACATCCCTTACCAGCATGTATATCAGGCATACCTGCAATCTTACCCTTAAAAGATGCATTGTTTACTATCTTTGTAAGTTGCCCTACACACTGAGAATCAACATCATCAGTAAACACGGTAGCTGTCGTATGTTTTCCTTTTATCTCAAACATGGATACCTCACTTTATTTTCTTTTTCTTCTTTGCACCTTTCTTGATGAGCCCATCTACCCTAGATGTGGCAACAGAAAGAGCATCTGTTACGTTGGAGCAGTGTTCATTTTCCTGCTCCATGGACAACGTAATAAAGTCAGAGAGTGCCTCAAGCTCCATAAGCACCTCAATGATACGACTTTTGGCAAACCCAATATTCAGCTCTTCAATACATTGACTAAGTTCTCCTATCATAGCAGTTACCGTTTCCACGCCCTCTTTACATCCATTTAACTTAGTTAAGGTCATCATAGTCCCAAGGGACTGAGCCTCAGCCATAGTCACTGTAGCAAGACATACCGCTAATTTTTCAGAGTCATCCATATATTCTTCCTCCTTAGGTTTCCATCCATTCTTCTATAGAAACGTCAGTATCAAACTCTTTATAGATACCACCGCCATCAGGAACATTATCATCAAAATGAATTGCAACAGCCCATCTGGACGCGTCCACTTCATTTACAGGCTCATCAAGAAGAGGAGAGTGAACAGCCCCAACCTGTCCGCCGAAGTGCTCACAAATAAGCCGTGCCAGTCCGTCCATGAAAACAATGTGCTGGTCAGTATCGTCTATTTCCTGATTTTCTATCACACGTTTTGTGATATCCAAAAGTTCTCTATCTAATAAAATCTTTGCCATTTATTTTCTCCTTTAAAAAAAAAGGGCGTACGCTTCTGTGCCATACGCCCTTTTATAAGTTAGTTAAGAGCTATTGCTTTTCTATCCTCATCCCAACCGATACCATCTACAATAACCAGGCCTGGTGTTTTCTTAAGATCTGCATGCTTATCATTTATAGCCATGTAGATGTCGTCAGATGGAACAAGAACAAAGTCAGGATTTTCTATCTGAAACTCAAGCAGGTTGTCTTGAGTATCAAACGTAGCTAAGAACATCCATGGAACAGGTGACGACAGCTTTGCTCCAGTAGGAACAATTGGAAGGATTGAGTTAACAGGAGTAACCACAGAAATCTCGGAAGTAGCACTGGCAATTCCGCCGCCTGATCCTCCTCCACTACAACCAGAAATCGGGAAAAGGGAGACCGCCACAACTGTTGCTATAGCAACAAGTACTACTCTCATAATGAACCTCCTTCTATGGCTATAGCTTTCATCTGAATAACATACTCAGAGTAGATGTTTCGGATAGCTTTCATGGTATCACTAGATAAGGTAAGCCCTGAAAGATCAGGACCGGGAGCGTAAACACCGGCAGCTATCTTACTTCTAATAGTAGCAATCAGTGAAGTAGTATCATCCGCCAAGTCATACATTTTCTTCATGTCATCCAACGGAATGGTAGACAGCCAACTAGTTTCTCCATTAAACACACTGAGAGTAAATTCCATCCTGCCTTCATTAAAGGCTTTTTCAAGCTCAAGGCTTGAGTAAACGCTGGACCCTGGAGCAGCTGGAACATCTATAAATGCACTGAATCCGTCATCGATCATAGAAGTGTATCTTTCAGACAGCTGTTTTACCGTAGCAGAAACACCACCAGTCTCGTAAAGCTTAACCTCCATTATGCCAATAACTTCTCTTCCCGCATCATCAAGTCTGGTATAGATGATGTCAACACACTCCTTCCCAGTTGCTGATCCTGCGTTCTTAAAGACCTTAACGACTTTTCCCCCGGAGGCTACGACATTAGCAATGTACTCCTCTAGAAGATCCCCTTTAAGTGTTCCACGAATAATGTCATCTGAGTAGTCAAAGCCATTCCTGGCAATGTCATCAGCATACCCGCTCATCTCAGAGATAGATCTTTTATAAGGTACCCATTTCTGGATCTTTATATCTCCAAAGATTTTGGTGAATTTATCTAGAGCCTTGCCACCTGAGTTTCCAAGAGGCGCACCTATGATATCATCAAACACTCTGAAGAAATCGTCGGTAAAAGAAAGATTCTCCATAATGATGTCATCAAACACGTTAACAACACAGCCACCTATCTTTCTAGCTCTCAATGTGGCATTTGATGCAAACTGCTTAGTGATCTTTGCTGCATTATTAAGTTTAGGGTACTTGGTAACTAACTTAATTTTTGCAAAGTCTATAAGATTACCACCAGCAACATCAAATAATGACAACAAGCTATACTTTACGTCAGTAATGATCCTATCATGGATATCTTGATCAAACCCAGGGGTTAGTGCGGCTTCGCTTGCATCACTTACTAGCAAGTATGTATTACCAGCTAATCCCATATACCCAAGATATACAAAGCCAAGTCCACCAACAGGGGTGATAGTCAAAACGGTAGCAACACCCAGCAAAACCATCTGTGTTCTCCTACAATCTTCTTGTTGCCCTGGGTCCTCAAAGTTACACTGTCCAGATAAGTATTGAGCAAGATCACTTAGGGTTTCTGTTGTAGAAGCAATTGCAGCCTCCCACTTAGTAGGGTTGTCAACAATATCAATCCTAAGCATTCCGGTATCTCCTGTCTGAGGCTCAAAGGTAATAGTAACATTCTTGTAAAGGGAACTTAGCCGCTCAAGCAGGACATCAATATCTCCTACCTTGAGGTTTAGTCCAGAATTTGTACTGATTGCTGTAGAAAAGAAATCGTTACCCTCAATAAGGTAAATAAAGACAACGCAACTATCATCGTCTCCATGGAACCTAAGGCCGTCAATAAGACTCTGATGTCCATTACCTGGGGGAGCTGGTTGATCTTTAGTAAATATTGCAGATATGTCAGCGTCCTCTACTGGGGTAAGGTTGTAGATGTCATCTGTTGAGGTAGGGATATCATTGTATGCCCACCCCATAAAAGAATATCCTGTAGATTCAACAGACCTTATTGTAAGTACAGTGTCACTTCTGTAGTTACTAGTATAATCTGAAGAATGTATAATATCCTCTGGGGTCAAGGATGCTGATATAACTAACATTCCAGCCTCAGGAGGAACAACATAACACCTAATTGAGTACTCCTGTGCTATCGGAGGTGGAGGAATAGGATCCTGATCGTCATTGTCACCACCAGAGCCGTCAGGAGGGGTAGCAGCATTGAAATATGCAATTACGTCTACGTCTTCCCTAATATGCTCTCCATAGCAAGAACCATCATAGGATGTACCCCACTCGTCAGATTCGTACCTATCAAACGTGTACCCCTCATTAGCATGGGCCTCCAATACAACACCCTGATCAAAGGAGTAGTCGTCATTATCAGGTGTTACCGTAACAGTCCCTGACCCCCGTGGGCTTACCTCTACATCTAAATCATAGGTTGGTGCAGAAGTCTCACGCTTAAAGTCTTCACTAGCTAAATCTTCCCATCCGTAGCCATCACCGTCACCTTGCACAAGGATCTCGATGTTACTAGGATTTCCATCAAGCTCATCATCAATGTTATAATGCTTATTACGGTCACCGGAAGCAACAAAAGTGTCTGCGGTATAGCCGTTTAACCGTACCTTGATTACCCAGTCTACGTCGTCTGGCATATCCACATCGACATAGATAGTCTCGTCATCACCGTCATACATGTAGATGTCGACTGATGGTTTCGCAAAAATGGAAATAGGCTGTAATAAGATCATTACAGTCAACAACAGAAACAAAATGGTTCTCATTGGTTCCTCCTAACCTTATGGTAATTAGTCTCTTAGGGTCTGTTCAAGTTTCCCAAGAGCCTTCATGTACTTATTCATACGTGTTACATCGTGATCCTTCAGTATTCCTAGTCTGATAGGATCACAGTTATGTCTCAAATCAGCAATTTTAATGAGGACAACATCGGGATCGTAATGATTCATAATTCCGTCAATGTAGTCATCATAGTATACCCCCCCTCGTCTTGTTAAGGCCACTACCCCATCCACAATGTCTGATCGAAAGTAGACACTAAGAATATGCTCAGGGATATCAGTGTCCTCCAGAATATCATGGAGAACAGCAATAGTTTTCTGTCTTACTGTCTCTACACGTGAAGCTACACTAAGTAAATGCATAATGTACGGCTGCCCTGAAATGTCTACTTGTCCTTTATGATAGTAAGTAGCAAGCATCAAGGCCTTTTCAAGAAATAGGCCATAGTGAAAACTGTGCATGACATCATGCAACGATGATTCCATAGTTCCTCCTAATGGATGATCTTAAATTGTGAAAGAAGAGAAGGGAGACATGACAGTAAAGCCAATACCTAGGGAGACGAGGGATATACCAACAAATAAAGGCCAACTTAGACCCAGGGCCATTAGAGGTAATCCGCCTATTACAAATATAACACCCCACCCCTCGACTATTTTAGATATATTACGTACCAATACCATAGTATGAACAAAGCCCGAATACTCATTAGTACCCTTCTTTGTTCTAAGCACTAGCTCAAACGCCACTACATCCCTCAGAAGAGGGGGAATGGTTGAGCTCAAACTTATAGCTTTGAGGTAACGGTCTGGTAAGCTTCTAACGAGAAGAGACACCTCTCCCACAGACATAGTATCTCCCCAAATCTTTCCATATGTGGATTCATCCGGATCATAAAGAGCACGCCTCATAGTAACACCTATCCAAAACGGGATTGATGTACCAACAGCCCAACTAAAGAACAGGAAGCACGGCCAGGGCATGGAAAGGACCTGCATGCATTTACAGAGATAGATGCTCATCCCAACACTAACGGCCGTACCAACAAGTACTAAAATAATGTAGGCCCAGCGAGAAATCCTTCCCTTCATGAGGCCTCCTTCACTAGTCGTACAAGCACATTTTCCAAGTATATCTTTCTGGAAATGGTTTGTTCCAAAGTAAGCTCTAAGTCAAGGTCATCCGGGTGATCATCCTGAAGGGCCCTAAGGGCTTCTTCCATAGCAGAAAGATCACTGATCTCCTCGTTAAGGAGAGCAAATGGTATTTTTTCGTGCATTATTTATCTCCTTGTTTTTGCTGAAAAGAATGTAAACTTTCCAGAAGACTTTCTCTGAGAAAGAATACGCTCTATCTCAATAACCGTCTCCCGTGGTAACACAGTAGTACACAAAAGACACACAAGCTTTTTTGATGTCATCCCCGACAAATTTTTCTGTACTGTAGCAGTATGTACGTTGTTCATATATTCCCCTTCCCCCAACTTATTATTTAATAGTAGCATAACTATTTTTCCTTTTGCAACTTATTTTTAGGATAGGTATCACTGTACATAAGAAGCGCTACAGCAGCCTCCCTAATAGCCGGATCTTTATCTAAAGTAAATGCTTTAATAACCGAAGAACCATTCTGTGGGAACAGAATACTTAGAATTTTTAACGTGGGGGCTGGTGGATATTTTACTAAAACATGTTGAACTAGTAAGCGTGCAACGATGTTTAACTCTAGATTGTCAATACCATGCCCCGCAGCACCCCGGTCCTTCTCCTGCTTAATCCAGTAAGCCATACACATAGCTGTCTTTATGGTTCTAGGTGGACCACATAAACTAGTGCCAACTACTACAGGAGTATGTGATCCTTCAGTAACATTTACTGCTAAAGGAGCTCCAGCCTCATACAGTAAAGTGGCGCACTCAATAAACCCATGGTATAACGCAATATCAATTGGACCTCCTTCCCTTTCTTGAGACGGTGCGGACCTAGTATCACACTCTGGATTTGCACCAGCATCAAGTAAGAGCCTTACCACCTCTATTACATTGCGAGTGGTAGCAATCTCTAGTAGAGAGACGTAGTCACACACCTCATTTGGACATGCCCCAGTTGATAGAAGCTCTCTGATCACCGATAAGGTACCCGCCTCTATTTTTTTAGGTAAGCACTTTATAATTTTATAAAGGATTGACGGAGACCCCGTATGCTGTAAGTCAGATCCCAGTATTAATCCGTCTCTAATAAGAGGTAGCAGCCCTTTTGGCTGACACATGTCAATAGGCGCCCACTGGAGCCATTTGCGTGCTATATCCTTCCTAACATCGGCAGGTAGGGCTAAAGCACAATCCGTAATAATGTCAAAACATTTAGATAGCTGGTCACTCTCTTTCTGTGGCATGTTTCTTACTGCGTCTGATGCTTTATGTATATACCCAAAGAGTGCACTCGCATATGAAGCCTGTACCCGGTGCCTTCTACTTTTCTTTGATGACGCCATTACCTTCTCCTTTTACGTTTTAACAGAGAAGCTAATGCTTCCCTTTCTACCTCACAAATATCTTGCGACAGCAATTTTTCCTTAATAGCACAGTCTGGGAGAGGATTACATTTCTTATAATACTTCCTATAAGCAGCTATCGCAACTTTGTAGCTCTTGTCAAGATCAACTGCAGGCATTTGGCAGTTAGCACACTCAAAGCCGAACGGGCCCCTAATCACATTATTGTTTCCATTATCTACGGGTTCAGTAAACTCTCCATCATTTGATACAAGCCAACTCTCGGAGACATGGACACCTGCAATGAACTGTGTCTTCTCTCCACAATAAGGACAAAATAGTTCCATAGTTCCTCCTAAAAGAAAAAGGACCGGGCAGTTGTCCGGTCCTTTGATTATTTAATAGTGTCCTGGCCTAAACGCCGAACTGGTTAGTATCCACCCATTCTGCATTAATAAGCGTCCACCAGTCAATAGCAATACCTTTCTCAACATACTCATAGGGAAGGAATCCGTATCCTTGATTACCCCAGCCAGTTCCCCAAGAATTCCTTATGATGAAGGCGCCCTTAGTTTTATGCATATCGTAAGGATTGATGATCTCCATGTCATCAATATACCCGCAGCATACGATAGCATGGCCACCATCCCCCTTTTCTCCCTTTGCAGGATATGGGATCTTGCCACTCTTAGAGACATCTGGATTGTACAAGGATCTGTACACGGAGAAACCGAACATTGAAGGAAGGCCATTACAGAGATTAGCTTTAATCCCTTCCATTAGTTGTGCTCTTGTTGAGCCTGGAGGATCCAATCTGACATACTTGGTAGCCTGGTAATTACGGGCTAACGCATACACAAATTGATCAGGCTCATCATCATACTTAGCCTCAACATAGGGATAAAACTTTTCTGGAGGAGCACCAAACATAGTTAAAGCGCCCATAACAGTTCTCAAGAATGCACCTGTGTCTCCTGTAACTCCCATCAGTTTTCTGGTCACTTTATAGGTGAACAGCCGTGAGGCATCAACATGTTTTCCAAAAGCCCGTCTCTCACAGTACTCAAGAAGACCGATTGCTGCATGTGCAGTACACGAACCAATACTTCCTTGATTTTCTACCGGAGAGAACCATTCCCTCAAGTCAACAGTAGACTGTGGGGTAGTTCCATTCTTACAGACAGCCGCAAAAATTGGTTTAACCTCTTCAGTGTCCATTGTGTAATCTCTGATATCAGGAAAATCAGGTAGCCATCCAGTTGCAAATGTTTCCATAGAATCCTCCTATTGATAGTAGCCTCTATCATATCAGGATTCTTTACTGGATGTCAAGAGAGAGCAGAGAGTAATTCAGAATACCTATCTTCCTGATTATCTATACTCCAAGACATCACAATAGAAGATGCTCTCTTTTTGCCATATAACTTTTTCAGTGTCGATGCCTGTGACTTAATAGAACGAAACCTTATTATATTATGTATTGGAGTACGTCCTTCCATAACAGGTCGGTAGAGAAGAGAAGAGTCATACCCATGCTTCATAAGGATATTAAATATCCTTTCAGACTTACCATGTTGGGTGTTATCCCGCCATCCAGAAAACATAGAATGCATCAAAGGGCAGTCTTCTCCTTTTTTTACCTTAGGGATGCGTGCTCCAGCCTCAAGCAAGGCAGTAACCACGTCAACCTTCCTCATCTTACAAGCTGCCATTAAGGGGGTAAGTGTGCTGACCCCATCAGGCCGCCCATAGCTGTTGTTTGGGTCTGCACCAGCTTTGAGTAAAAGTTGTACGAAAGGAAGGGAATTGTGCTTAACCTCACAAACAGCTACTAACAATGGTGGATCATGTGTCCCTCTAACTGGTACATTTATGGCACAACCATTATCAATAAAAAATTGTACAACTTTTATACTTGGCGTTTTATTATATGAAAGATGGTTAGAGATAAAAGCGCCATTGTAGGAGTTCTTTTTCATTTCCACAGTCTCATACTTACCAATAACCCCCATCGGCAGTGACGCACGGATATAATCAACGTTGTCATCACTAATCCGGCCGACAATCCTGTACAGAAAGTTTTCTCTATTTTTAAGAAGGTATTCAGGAAAATTAAAGCCCTGATCTAATAACCACTTACACATTTTTACATCATTTGGGCTACTCGTCACGCAAAGGGTAACCAGATATTCCATAACCTCATAACCGTTTGTGGTTTTCTGTGCCTTTTCTACAAACTCATGGAGCAAATTTTTCTTTATTTCTTTTTTAATCATGACCAGCAATAACCTCCAATAAGTCTACGCGTGCGGCTTCCTTTAACTTCCTTTTGATCTGGGCAGCTTTTCTTTTTAAGAAATTTTCTCCAATCAATCTTTTCCTCTTGTCTTCACCATTTGTCAACATTGCCCATCTACAAAAGAAGGATGATACATTATCAATGCCCAACATCTTCTGCAGACGCTTTTCCAGTAGGGAGATAGAAATGCCGTCGTAGTAGCGAACCACGAACTCTACAGGAGTCTTATTAGGTAGATCGTGTCTGTCTGGATGTTCGTATAAAAAATGCTCAGCCTTTACTCCATGATCCGCAAACAAAAGAAATAGGTCTATCTTCCCACGATCACTGTATGACGATACCATAATAGAATAGGTAATGGGACTGTTATACCTAGTACTTGTTTGTTGTATCATGTTAACATCAGCACCCGCCTCGATAAGTTTCCTCACAAAGGCAAAGGGAGCCATGGCATGAATAGCAAGCCGAAGAGGAGAAGCCAGGTCACTATCCTCTCTACCAGCCTTGTTGATATCAGCTCCATGCTCTAATAGGAAAGACAGTCTGTTTGCTAGCTCCTGGAGTGACAAGTCCTTAGGTCCATAGAAACATAGCGCCTGTAACGCAGTAAACTCTGTTTCATTGTCTAATAAGTGTTTACATGGCTCATTAACATCTGCCCCATGATTATCAATAAGATAACGCAGTATGTCTAAATCGAACCCTCGATTACACATATAAAAGGATGCTGTTCTTCTTTCCCACTCCTTTCTTGTTTCACATGCTACGCCCGAGATGTTCAATACTAAAAAGAAATGCTTAACTGCGTCTAAAGATGGGTGTACGGATAAACATAATCTCTGAAAAGCTATGGAATGTCCTGCTCCCTGAAACAATTGTATATAAGAAGATCCCACAACTAGTGTAGATGGGATGTTACGCTCATTCTGCATTACCCTACTGTTGTAAACGCGTGGATATACCCCTAACCAATCAAGCCTATAAAGTAAATCTAAGTCAGACTCTTTGGTGGCCTGTATCAACAAGTGCTGTAAAGCTATTAGTAACGTATCACATTTAAGAACGTCATCAACTGTCTCAAACATTTCGTCAACATTAACCATAAAGGATCCTCCTCCTTAAATTATTTGTTATTTTCCTCTCGTTCCTGAGTTGACAGTGTTGCAACAATCATATCTTTTAATGGATCTTCCCCATCTAAGCTTAACAGCATGTTTTTTAAAACTGATGGGGGAACTGATCCCATCATGGAAATCACATTCTTAAATAAATGATAACGACTTAGCTGTTTATAGAGAAGAGTTATAACCTTTCTAGCGTCATCTACGTCTGCCACTTGGAGTTTCGTAGGACTGTCAATGTCTTTAAGATGAAGTTTAATAATATAAATAGTTTCTCCATTGGAACTTTTCTCACTAATTATCCCACCTATCTGCATGATGTGCTCAGCTGGAATATAAACATGGAAAGTAGGCACAGATACAATAAAACAGTCTAAATATTTTTTCAAGCTTGACATAATTTTCCTCCAAAAAGAAATGGGCTACGTTTCCAGCCCATTCCTATAAAGTAACTTCACTTATTTAACCGTTCATCTTCTCTACCAGATCATTTTTGAGATAGTAGTTACATCCCAAATGATCCATTAGTTCTTTAGCAGTTGTACCAAAAAGTTTCCAGTCAATCTTCTTGGCGTCCTCATGATAATTCCAGGTTCCTACCTTGAACATATCCACGAAGGTGTGTGTTCTCTCTATTATTGAGTATACAGCCTGTGGATCGAGAACTGGCTCCAGACTGACCCAAGTCTCCACTCCGATCTCTTTTGCCTTCTGAAGGGCGTTTATGCGTTCCTCAGGAGGTGCTGCCCCTGGTTCCCATTCCAATGATTTAGCTTCATCCAGAAAGGTCAGGGTAGTTCCATATTTAGATAAAGATGGATTCTTCTCAAAGAGATCGAAGTCAACCAGACTTCTGTTCCCACCTTTTGTCAAAATAGATACCTTAACTCCACTTTCATGGAGAACCTCAATAACTTCCCTTGTCAGTCTAACCTCCTGATCAAATACCTGATAGGGATCCGTGACAAAGCATAACTGAACCTCCTTGCCCTTAAATGCAGGAGCTTCTTTTTTTATACTGTTTATAAGATTATTCCTGGTAACAGGGTTAGCAAACTTTTCTCGTGTCATATGAAGGACGGACGCACCATAGCAATACGTGCAGCCATGATCACAACCAGTATAGATGTTAATGGCGCACTCACAGTATTCTTTTGCCCTCCCACGAGTAAAATAAATCGCTTTCATGTTTTCTCCTAAAAAGGGCTCCTCAGTTATATACCAAGGAGCCCTATTCCATTAAACTAACTTATTAAGATTCTCCACTATCTTACGAATATCCCTCCTAAAAGACTCAATTGCTTTTGAAAGGTTCTCTTTGTTTGGTGATGCCTTCAGTGTATTTGTCAGCACTGCGATTTTTTCATCGATGATAGCAGAACACGCACTGACTCCGCCAACGACACCATACATCACAATTTGAAGGTCTATTGGCTCATACTCTTGTGATGCAATAGGATCCTTACTTCTGGATCTGATTGGCTTCGGGAGATCTGTAACCGTGTCACCATATGCCGGAGTATCTGGTGTCTGGGGTTGTATGATAGGCTTCTTCATATTTAGCGGAGTAGTAGTATCCGCCATATTTTCTAAACATTCTCTTTCCTTTTTGAGAATAGCGACCCCGATTCCAATTTTTCTTATGGTCTTCTCTTGAGGGGCGTTCATTCCGAGAAGAATGCTTCTCACACAAACATCCGAAAGTTTACACTTTTTGCTAAAGCTCGAAAAGGTCTCACCCATATCAACAACCAACTTACGTGCGCTTTTTACGATAGGGGATGGGCTTCTATGTCCATGCCAAGGGAGTTTCACATACTTCATCGTGGGGACCATAGTAGGACGCGGGCTAGGGTCATCACTCTGAGATGTCTTCGGTTTCCATGTAGTGAGGAGAACGGCACTTTTAATCATGTCTATTGTGTCCTTATTATAGTATGCAACAGTCCTCTTACCCTGAGTATCTTCCCTTGTAGGACATACACCCAAGGTGACGGCTGCTTTCCTGACATGATAGTAGTCGATTTTAATCTCTTTGGCCAGCTGATTTAAGGTCGTTAGCTCAGGGTCAGGCCTAAGGCCACCTTTTCTGTTCCCCTTAGCAAGTTCAGCCTTTACCGCGTCAACAGCATCAGCGTCAAGGTAATATATATTTCTGCCCTTAACAACTTTCTTGCTTGCACACTTAACTTTCCCTGACGCGACCATGCCGTGTACCTTGTGGTACGGGCATCCTACTTCTTTCACAACTTCTGATATCCTCTTCATTGCTATTGACTCCTTTTGTTCTAATGCGAATGCACCAATTGACGTTTTGGACGCATCTACTCTTGTAGCGACTTCCTTTTCAGGAAGTGCTTTAGCTTCTTCAGTAGTAACCTTTACGGTATTAACATAATCAATCACATCGTAAAGAAGTACATTTCCCTGTGTCCTTTCAATGAAAGGAAGACCCAGTTCCTTCTTCTTCTTCCAATCGGCTGCCCCGTTCAGAACAATGTCCTCGTTAACAGAGAGCGTCTTGGCAGCACTCTTAATTGACACAAAGTTGTCGTCATACAGCTTTTTATCAATCGTAACTACCCTGGATGGATGCGGATTTGCGCTCTTTAGACTTTCCACTAGGTATGCTACTAGTACTTTGATGCTGTCTGCTATATGGGTTCCCGTAGAAGACCTAAACAAAGTACATGCAAACTCAGGAGAACCATTAAAGATTGGCCACACATCAAATTCCCTGACATCCCCAAGTAAGGAGCCAGAGATGGGAACAAGAAACCTGTCAGTTTTCCAGATAAAAATTCCATCTTTATTCAGGGGAAGAGTTTTCCCGGTATCATAGAACTTTATTCTACCTAACTTCCTATCAACAGACAGGATTCTAAAGGTATCACCCCTAAACACCATAGATACAACCTCTCCCTCCGATATAAGTTCTCGAACTTTCGCCAGTAGCTGGTTAAACAGCATTCGTTTTGTCTCCATCGATTAAACCTCCTAAGATGGTAGTTGGGCCATTAGGCCAAATGTTTTCTGCTCAGGGGCAGTAGTAGCACGTCCTGACGCTATCCTATATATCTCAGCCAAAGAGAGGCTTTTTCTGCTAAGAACCTCTTTTGGTAACTTCTTTCCCATTGCTGCCAACAGCTTCTTGCTTTCTGCAATTGTTAGCTCACGAAATTCAAGGACCTGAAAGCATCGCCCAGGACGCAACAAGGCAGGGTCTATATCTTTCACACAGCTAAGGTTTGTTGATACTACAACCTTAAACCGTGCATTACTTAAGATACTGTCTGATATTGTCAAGAGGTGATACATGGATGTATTACCATCCTTTCTTGGAGCAAGATTAAAATCAATGTCTTCCAAGATAAGAACCTGATCCCCTGACTCCATGAACTCAACAAACATCTCATCACTGTGAAGAACCGCAGTGTCACTCGTAAATGAAGCATGTACATAGTTCCTACGTGCAAGGCCTATAGTTCTCATAAGATGTCTGATGAACCGTGTCTTACCCGTTCCTGGAGGGCCTTTCAGTACAATCACCTTTTCAGATGACTCTAAGTAGTCAGAGATGACCTGATCAACATCCCCTAGAAAAGGGTAGGCCTCTTTATGGAAAGTATCACCAAGAAACTCTGTAATCTCGGCTTTCTTTATTCCCTTTACCGTATTGTGGTACCACTTCACTCCCGCAATGACATGATGTGTTATCTCCAGGTCTTTTAATACATTGGATACCGCTGTGCACACGTCTTCCATGTCTTCCTGCTTGTTGACGTGTGTCACCCATTCAAGTCTGGCATGATCGCTGTAGCGATTAATATTAAAATAAATACAACTCTTATTTTTCTTAACAATAAGAAACGTTGTACCGCTCAGCATAATGGGGTCACCTAGGGAACTGAAAACACTCAGGAGTTGATCCGTGTCTATAACCTGTACAATTACAAGTCCGCTTTTCACAAACTGAAAAGACCCCTTACCTAGCTGTTTCCTAAGCAGCTCAATGGTCCTTTCTTCCAAAGGCTCCATTCCAAATGGACCATAGTTGTTTTTGACAAAAGAATAAGAAATGAAAGAATCTGACATTAAGTAAACCTCCTTATGAATAGGCACAGACCTTTTTCTGTGCCTCACTTGTAAATTATTTGTAGTTACATTAAACAGTATCAAGTTGTCTTTGATCTGTCAACTTTTGGTTAACCTCGCCAACCAAGTAACCAGGTATACCAAGGTCGTTAAACAACACAGCTCTAGTAAAGTAAGCTGGAGGAAGCTTAATCAAAATCCTAATTATTTTTCTAAACGCTTCCTTGAATACCTCTGTGTCATCCTCAGGGTCTACCGCCTTTTTATTAAAAACTAACAACGAATCTTCTATGTCTAGAAACTCCTCCAACAATATAGCAGCCTCTGGTAGCGTAGTAGCCAGCCCCACCATCATTGTCTCTATCTTTTTCCAAGAGCGATTTAGCTCTCTAATTTCAGGCCAAAACTTATTTCGAATACTTTGCTTACGATTCTTCTCAAGAAACTCCGACCACCGTCTCATAGGAGCAGGGGACCACCAGTCTCCTATATGTCTATACAGAAACCATAGGGGCTTATCTCTACTTGAATCTATATCCCATTGTCTAATACGCCTAGTTCTGTTTTTCCAACACTTGTCTCCGAAAAACGTGTGTCTTTTGCTATCCCACATCCTATACTTGTCTAGTCCTTTCGGAGATCTCTTTGATCGAATACGAACATACTCTATGTGGGCAGCATAGCAACATCGCTCGTAGCTAGACATACCCACCCCCTACTTTATTCAATAGTGATAACTAGTCCTGCCCTCTCAACGGCAGTAACTGCCTGAGAGAATGATGCGAATCCTTCTTTTTTCGTAATCACCTGCCCTCTTTTGTCAAAATACAAAATAGAGAACTGTGGTTCTACTCCAGTGCCTTCTTCCTTTATAACAGAAATGTTACCAATGTTCTGAATAGGAATAAACACCGCCTCGTCTTCTTGGCATCTTGCTTTTAATAGTTCTATCAAATGAAAATCCTCCGTAAGGCATGACGCTATAATAAATTACCACGTAATGCCTTGTGTTGTCAAATACCCTAGATATTCTACAGTTCTTTCGGTAGTGCTTCCCTCAGTAGCTTATAGATGTCATTATTTTTACATAAGATACGATCATGACAGGTGTTTCCTGATTTATCCTCTATTGAAGGGTCTGCTCCATACTTGAGGAGTACCTCTACCATTTTACTGCCGTGTCGGCACGCATAAAACAGTGCAGTCCTTCCATCATGATCTTTTATGTCAGGATATGCTCCTCTTTCCAACAATAAAGACACTAGATCCATTTTGTTAAAAGCAGATGCTGCTATAAGAGGAGATAATCCACTCACCCCAACATCGTTAACATCAGCACCTGCCTCAAGTAACGTCTCCACTATCTCCTTGTTGCCCAGCTCACAAGCTAAGACGATGCTTGTAGTAGTACAATAAAACATGCTGTTAACATCAGCCCCTGCTTTGAGGAGAAGCTTTACAGCGTTAACGCACCCCTTTGAAACCGCTACATCTAAGAGGGAGCGATCAGCCATCATGTAACCAATATCAGCTCCGCACTGTATAAGAAATTTTGCCTCCTCCACGGCGTCTACCATAACTGCCTGCCACAAACGCTCATTTAAGTCAATCAAGCTCTCTGTCATACACGCACTCCTTTATTAAAAATGCGCACTACCCTGGTGAGTGGGATAGCGCGTTTTGGTTACCTTAGTAACTTACTAAACTTACTTCTTCTTTTTTGCTTTGGACTCAGAGGATTCATCCTCTGGATAGGGAATACGTTTATGAAAGAGGGCATCAAGCTCTCTTGTGATGACTCGCTTTATAATCTTGAGAACACCAAGCTTCAGATGATCAAGCTGGCTGTCCTCACTCAAGCGTTCTATCGTATCAGTCACTACTTGCTTCCTGGACTCAGGAGTATCCATTAATCCTTTCTGGTAAACTGACCTAGCAGTTGCTTCTACTGCATCCACAATCATAAGGATAGCGGCCTCTGTGGTAGCAGGTGGTCGGCACTTATATCTATAGGCCTCTTCATTAGCTAAGCCCGACTTCTGAAAGAAAAACTGAACAATTGTGTTTCCATGGTGTTGTGACACAATGTCAATAACATCCTTAGGAAAGTCGTACTGTACAAGTACCAGAACAGAGTCTGATACATGCCTGGTAATTATCTGGTATGACATTAAAGGATCCAACTCATCATGCGGATTGTTTGTACCATCTTGATTTTCTATAAAGTAATGCGGGTTAAACATCTTACCCACATCGTGAAATCTTGCAGCACATCGTAGTGCTTCAGAGGTTAGATCATCGATCTCTGATCCCACTGCAGCACATATTCCTTCAACCGCTGAACAGTGCTTGAAAGAAGAGGGAGTAATCTCCCTGAATTTCTCAAGCAACGGAAACGTTATCTCTAAGAATTCTTTATATGGATTATCCATGGTTACCTCCGTTATTCAAAAACAAGATCCTCTTGGGTAGAAAGTGTAACGTATGTGCCTTCACTTTGAGACAGTCTTTTTAAGACATAGTCAATGTTTACATTACATTCTCCTGGTTCCAGTATAGTTCCGTACATTGACACGTACGAACCGTTCAAGTAAAAATACACCATAGGACCATCAATCTTAGCGTGGCCCTCTGCGTTTTCAGTGCTGTTTGGGCCTTTTAGGAATTCGCCTAGTATCGTTTGGAGCTGTGCTCGTAAAAAACGAACCTTCATTGTGACTCCTTCACAAAATGTCATACTTCCTCCAGTACAGTGTACCAGTTATAACATCCTGCCATGTTCAACATTTCCCAACGACATCCGTCGATTTCCCCCGACCTAGCCCCATGCCAATGACCAAAGAACCAAAGCGCTGGCTTATACATATCAAATATTTGTGAAAGAGCCTGGCGCGAAGGATCAGTAAACGGAGCATTCCCCAATAGATCCGTTAAGTCACCCATCCAATCTGGGCACGTATGCGTTATCATGATATCAATTTTTGTGTTTGGAAGATCAGTCATGTCTTTGTATGAAATAACTTCTTCCGGAAACCAGTCAACCCCTATCAACCTGATACCCTTGTCAATAGAGTCTGCACCTCCAAAAAACATAACCACACGTCCATCAGGTAAAGTAAGAGTAGATCCTCTTTTCATGTAAAATACATTAGGAGCTACCTCATTATCTGTTAGATCGATAAGAGCCCAGTGGTCCTCATGGTTACCATCACAAAAGTATATCTTTGTATCTCCAGCGATAACTTGGTCTATACTAAGATTTCTAAACCGGGGCCAGTACCCAAAGTCTCCACAACTTAGGAGTATGTCTGGCTTTTCATTCCGGATAAGGTCATTCAAGTACTTCCACTTGCCGTGGACATCACCACATATACATATCTTCATGGCATCTCTTCCTTTTGTTCTTTCATAAAGTGTCTTAACGAAAAATAGTTGTCCACATTAATCTGGATCCTAAACTCAGGAAGCTCTAATTCTTCCTGGTCAACCCACCCAAGATCCTGAATGTCCATAAACACTTCTGAGTACTGCTGTGTCATCATCAGGCGGCTTAGTATACCAGGCCTATCTTTTTTTAGCAGACAGTACAATTTAGCTCCAAGTATCCGAAAATCAAATAAGAGGTCATTTATTTTATAAGAAAGGGTCATAACTGGGATGCTTGTTGATAGCAAATCGCTTGTATGTGCTACTCCAAGTTTCCTGAAAATAGATAGCCACTCCGGAATATGAGGCATCACATGGGAAAGTACACCGAGGTGTCCTGCTTTTAGTTCATGGATTCTTTCTTCCAACATGGTGTCCATGATAGAGGAAGCCCAAGCCTCGGTTATAGCAGTAGGCCCACTAAGGTACATAAAAGAAAGAAAATCCTTATCTTTCTTCTTCAAACGACACAGGCTACCAGAGCCGTGTCCTAGTAAAGCTGCGAGATACATATATACATTCCGCTCACCTTGGTTCGTGCCACGCAGATACTGACTTGTAACCACGTTACCCGAACTAAAATAAGCAGCCATATCAGAAATGACCACCATTCTCGATATCTCTATCGTTGATAAACTATCCGTTATCAGCCTCATGTCTTCGAGGTTAGTATCTCTTGAAGTACCACGTTTACTCTGGGATCAGTTGCGAGGACCTTCATGGATAACCGAAGTAGCACTGCCTTAGGAACAACTGTAAGAGCTAATTTTAATTGCTTTATAGCATAGTTATACGATTTTTCCTCAAACACTCGACCTAGCGCCTTATACAGATTGGTGCTGTCCTTAAACCTGCTACAGGAAGCAATACCCATTTTAACTATTTCAAGATCTGAATCTACATACCAGTCGAAGTCTGTCCAATCTTTCACAGAGTAGTAGGCTACCCTAATCAAATGATCTTTATCCTTTTTTGCATCAGGATCTGTCCATCCACCTGCTGCGTAGAAACGACTCCTAATGCTTGCGTGCTTATCCTTCTTTGCATCATTATCAGAAAAGTTACACTCTCTGTAGTAACGAAGCCGCTGCTCCCATTTCTTATGAGTTTTTAAGGATTTATCACTAGTCATTATAGTCCTCCCTCCTGGCTATCCATAGGAATCTTAAGTCTTTCCCTTATTGCTGTTTTTACTATCTCAGGTGTCTTAGGCAAAAGAAGCATTATCTTAAGTTGAGCTGTAGGGGCAAGTAACACAATCATGTGTGACAGAAAGTCTACTGTCTCTTTGAGTTCGGTAACCTCTTCTACCGAAGGATAAGAAACTGTTGTGTATGTACTTCCTGCATAATACGTACCAATATTACTACTACTGCACGTAGCCACCGTTCCAGATGTCTGAGCACCACTACCCAAGCCGCATGCTTTACCTAAAGAGCTAAGATTAGAGGACATTGCCATTAATGCCTCCCTGTTCCAGTTCTTCCACATCTTCCAGAGTAGCAAAAAATTCAGTAAGTTTATCTGAGATGTCTACCCTGTTAACATACAAGACGTTTACGGTATTCACCCCAGGAGAGATAATGTTAATGCTGTGCAACGATACTATTTCTCCAGAAACCAGAAGTGTCTTCTTTACCGTAATTTGGTAGGTACATGGAACATTTACCAAAGCAGAAACACACCCCTTGGTCATATGTTTACTAAGGTTAAGTTCCTTAAGCACTGAAGCTCTCGAAAGGAAAGATATCGAGTCAAGAGCTGTACTTACCAGGGCTTCTCCTTTTTTGGAGGATGATAGCCTGATTCCACTGTGGGCTTGCGAAGATAGTGGCACATGCCCAGCAATAATAATGGTGCCTTCATGGTTGTTAAGAATAAGATGCAGTTTCTTTTTTGTCATAGACCTACCTCCGAAGATTCTAATTTTATCATAAGGCCTTTCATGTATGCCATAAAAATAGTCTTAGATAGAGACTCTTCTGAGGAGGACATCGAAATAGGAGTTGCGTCTAAGAAGTTCCTGATCATTGCTTTTCGTCCAGCAATATCATCACTCTTAATGGTTAAAATCTCCTTAACGGTGGCGTCGGCATCGTGTGCAGCAAGAGCCCAAATTTCCATCTCACCTAAGCGCTGAGCGCCTTGGTTACGCTTACCTTGTAAAGGTTGTCCAGTAATCTGAGAATATGGACCTATACTTCTGCTATGAATTTTACTTTCTGATGTATGCAGAAGCTTTAGTACGTAAGTGTATCCACAGCCAACAGGGTCAGACGTTGTTGTGTTAAGCTCAGGAATAAATAGATGTTCCTTCTCAGAAATTCCAAGTATCTCCACCAATTTCATGTAGTTATCCAGGGTGATGGACGCAAATGGTGGCTGATATAGCTGAAGCCCATCAGTACACACTTTGTTATACAGCGCAGTTTTTGCATGTGGTTCTAGTGAACTAACATGATCCTTAGCCTGGATAGAATACCAGTGCTCCTCTGTATTATCAACTAGCTCAATCATCTCTAGCATAAAGTCCAGAGCCCTGTCCTCAGGAAGGGTTTGCATACGCTTTGTGATCTCTTTACATGCAGTTCCCAGTGTCATTTCAAATAACTGGCCGGTGTTCATCCTGGTAATAATACCCATTGGATTCAAGCAGATCTCGAAGGGTACCCCATCCTCTCCTCTTGGCATCTGATCAACTGGAAGAATGGCAGACACAACGCCCTTGTTTCCTGCCCTGTTAGCAAGTTTGTCACCCTTCATCAGAGTACACCGTCTTTTTGTAAAGATTCTGAATAGGACACCCTCAAAATGGTCAACCCCGTAAAATCTTCCTATACGGTGACTTTTTAATGTATTATTCTTATGGTATGCCAGCAGGTCCGGATCCTCAACAAACCTTTTTATGGTGTTGAACTGAGAACGCTCATCTGTCATTTGCTGACAAACCAGGGCATCTATGTACTCCTTAAGCTCAGGCTGTAGCTCGTGCTCATTATTAACATACACACGAATATCAACAACCTCAGAACCGGGAGGCACTGCTATTTTTTCTGTCTCCCTGTCGTAGTCAAACAGGAACCGTATTTCCGGGTCTATCGTTTGCTTTTCAGTGAGCACCCCGTCTTTGGTAACTTCTCCTACCGCAGGAAAGAACTTTCCATTATATTCACGCAAAGTCTCATTCCTTCCAATCGTTAGCTCTGTCACGTTGTATTCCCAATGTGACATCTTTTCTGCTGCTTCTTCTGATACAACAATCGCGTCTTCGTAAGTGTTGCCCTCATAACAGAAAAAGCAGGTTTTTAAGTTTCTACCAAGAGTAACCTTATCATCCTTGATACACCGACTGTCAGCAGATAAGATCATCCCTTTTCTGACCTTCTGGCCTATGGTTACCTGGTGGTCAAACGACTTGAACATTTTCCTTCTCGTGAACTCGTCACGAGCATCAACCAGGTGATGCTTACCAGCCTCGTCTTTTACAACAATGAAGTTCTTGTTAATGAAGGAAATAATACCGTCTACTGGGCTTCTTCTAACAAAAGTAGACATTTTTGCTACCAGATGCTCTGCTCCTGTCTGAATAGTCGGAAGCTCGGTGACATCAAGTATCTTTGACTGCTCACTCTGGTTAGCTCCCATCTGGAGACGGACACCATCATTTCTTTCCAAAAATGGGATGGTGGCTACTGGTAGGGAAACTATGTCTCTGGTCTCGTGATCTCTATCTATCTCCAACTTACCGTCTTCAATGTTAAGCTGTGCAGTCGGAACCAGGTTCATAACCACACCACAACTGGGACCATCTGGGGTATCAATTGGACAAATAGACCCGTAGTAAGATGGATGAATATTTCTCATCGCAATTGACACTTGACTCTTCTGCAGGCCACTGATCCCAAAGATGGAACACTTAAAGAAAGTTGAAACCTCTCCTATCGGATTAAGAGAAGAGTCATATTGAATTAAAGGCTGTAACTCTGGCTTAGACAAAGAGCCTGTCATCTCATCAGGCTTTATTTTTATATGATGTACCCTTTGAGGATATTTCATACTTACCCTGACTATTGAGAATATCTTTTGAAATAATGGAACAAGGATATAATCTTCCAGCCTGATCACTCTACGCTCAAGATCTAAGAAGTCATAAGCCTGAGTGTTCAGGTACTGTGTGAGAAGATCAACCATGAATTTGAAGAAATCCCCGTTATAGTTAAGCTGTTCTTTTGTGATCGGATCAAAGAAAGCAGTCTTAAAACTCTCAAGGATCTCTTCACCTTTCTTCATGAAGTTCCGCTTATCAAAAAAATGGTTACCTAGCATTCCAATAAAGAACTCGTCCGTTCCGAATGTCTCAAGGACGTCCTTGTACTTTTCATAACATGCTGTCCTAAATACCAACTGCCCTATTGGATCAAGTGCGTCCATGTTTAGGATCTCTATACACTGGTCCTTTAAGATCATCTTGTTTGCTCTGGAGTCTCCTTTAGTGAAGCTTTTGACCTTACTAACTTTCACCCCAAAATATTTACATGCCTTCCGGAATCCACGCACTGCAAACAGTATGGTAGACAGTGTCATCTTTTTCCTGAATGCGTAGACCTGGCAGTGTTTTTCATTATATACTACTGACAAATCGTTAAAGGCTGACCTTACAAAGATATGACCTGGTCTGGCTACAACAGCAGGATCCACCATCTGGAAAATGGGAATGTTCTCATACCCATTGATGGTAAACTTTCTATTTATCATCCTGGGGATGTGCAGCAGGAAGGTCTTGTCAATCTCATCAATTGTACACTTAACTCTGATCGAAAAAGTATCTGTAGGATACAGGTAGCAGTATCGTGTCTGCTTTGGTTTCAGATTATGAGAGATGCTCAAGACCTTCACGTGCCCTGTATGCTCCAGGTGCTTAAATAGTGTAAAGATCTTTTTCTGCAGGATGTCAATGTCAAACGCATAGTAGTCCAGCAGGGGTGACGTTCTCTCAAAAGGATAGATGTTCATGCCGTTCATATAGTATAGCCTCCTGTGCTCAGAACTTTAAGAGAAGCAATCTCTCTAAAACAGATACAGTCTTGTTTGGGCTTATGGTGCCATCCTTAACCATGTCCAAGCTTTTAGTAACTGCACTCCTAAATCTTTCAAAGGACATGCCTTGTATGATCGAGGAAGATAGTGGTAGTGAGGACAGGGTCTTCATATCATCCGGAAACTGTTTATCTGAAAAACGAAGGTGTACTCCGTCTGCTCTGGCTAGCTGGCTTAAGAGTGTCTCCAAAAACACGATGTCAATCATGCCATAGTTTGTAAACACCTCTATGAGTTCTGTAAGCAATGCACCTAAGTTTGGTCCGATGAACTGCTTACATACATTCTTATTGTCAAGTACCAACCTGAGCTGTCTTAGGTCAGATACTATATCATCATTTCTGAAATTAACCTGGAGGAGTGCTGTTCCTGAAATAAATTTACCTACGTGAAAGATATCTATCTCTGGAACACTCTCAATCAGGATGGTGTCGTTACCGATCTTAATTTGGTACATACCATCCACACTCTCCCCTCCCTCATCATCATCTTCATCAGAAAGAAGAGTAAGAAATCCATCTTTACGTGCTACGATCGTAGCACCCTCAAGGTCTAGGGCTGGGTGGTTTAGCTTGTCCAGGATTCCACCTAAGGCTGACTTAGCAATTCCACCAGTATGAAATGTACGCAGTGTCATCTGGGTTGCTCTTTCTCCCATTGCCTGGGCTGCCATTATGCCTATCTCTTTCCCCCATGGAAAGTGTCCTACACACTTGCTACAGAAACCATGCTCACCCTTACAGTGAATAGGGCTTCTTAACTTAATCGTTTTTCCAAGATAGGGCGCTGAGTTAGAGATCTTTACCTCTTTGTTTCCAACAAGGATGTACCTATCCTTAAGAAATGGAAGTATGGGTGTAGTAACCTCAATATCAAAGTATCTTGTTGATTTACAGTCACTGTTGCTATAATCAACAATACAAGGAGAAAGTGCGAATACCAGCTTCCTTGTTAGGTGTCCTGACTGGCCAGTGTTTAATGAAGAGTCTACGACTCCTTTCCTAGAACCGTAACTGGATCTGAAAAACTCTTTAGGTGTGAGCCCCTCAAGCAATCCGTGCTTAATAGGCTCAGACTGAATCTGGCCAACAACATCAGTCACTAAGCCCTTAAATAAGGAGATCTGTCTGACCTGTTCAAAGCTTCCACGAGCTCCTGATTTAATCATGTCAAACACATCATTATCCTTTAGCTCTTCAATCATTAGAGCTTCCAGGTTCTCAATCTCTTTCATATCGCGTACGTCTTTTATGGCACTCTTCTTCTGTGCAGTCCCCTTAAGAATAAAGTCAGAGACTGCGAAGGATGATCCTATCCTTGTAGTAAGGTAGAACCCCATGTTCTTGATCTCGTCTATCAGTACAGACAGGTGTGGTCGAAGTCTTTCGTCTTTCATTATTGAGTACAGTACGTTCTTCGTGACTGGTATGTCAACAAAGTCTACCAGCTCACGGATCACCTTATTAAAAAGGACACGCCCCGCTGTCGTTCTACGGCCTTTATATGTAACAGTTGACTCCATTTTAATTGAGAGGAGTTCTTCTTTAGATATAGTGTCACTGATAGAAACCGCCCTAGACCGAGGCTTCGGTCCAAACTTTGTAAGTTTGTATAACCCCAGAACGATGTCGTGGCTTGGTAAAAAGGTGATATCCCTATTAGATGGGGAAATGATTTGGTTGGTTGCCAGAAGTGATCCACGCGCCTCATCAAGCGCTGCTTCTGATAAAGGAAGGTAAACAGCAATCTGATCACCATCAAAATCAGCGTTAAACGGTGGGCACGCTAGCACAGGAATCGCAATAGCGTTCGTATCTTTTTTGACGATAGGATAAAATGCAATCATACCCATCCTATGAAGGGTAGGCTGTCTGTTTAAGATAACACAGCTGGTTGCTGTTATCTCGTTCAAGATGTCCAGGTACTCATCATCCGTCATAGTATCTAGGCGCTCTAATGCACTAAGAGCACTTACCTTTACCTTGTTTATAAGATGGGATAGGATATGGAACTTGTACAGCTCCTTGCACATAGCAAGGGGAAGCTCCACTTTGTCCAAAGGAAGGTGTGGGCTTGGAACAATGACTGCCCTGGATGAGAAGTCTGCACGTTTTCCGAGAAGATTCTGTCTGATTAGGCCTTTCTTCTTTCCAATCTTCTCTTCCAATTTCTGAAAAAGCTCCTCAACGAAGCTCTGGATTTCATAGTATTCTGATAAAAGACTTTTGTCCATGACTACTACACGTGCCATTGCCTGGTTCTTTTTAAGAATCCGGACATACACGTTGTTGATGTCATCAACAACTACCACGTTATCAACCTTAAGCATGTTCCTGGCACCTACTGGAATAACTGGAAGGTACTGAGGGAACACCTCATTCTTATATAACATGATAAAATCTTTTGTTTTCTTATCCTTAAACCCAAGCTTGCTTATAACGTGGAATAGAAACTCTCCACCTGTTCCACCGTCGACATCTTCTTCTTCTACAAGCTCTAGTTTTTTATTTACTACCTTATAGAACTTCTCCCCATTCGATATAGCCTTGACCACTGACTGACCAAACTCTCTCGTTAGAAACGGGAACGCATACGGATGAATGATTCTGAGAGGAAGGGTTATCTTCCCGAAATTCTTGAATCTTTCCAAACTGCTGGTAACCTTTACGCCACACTTCGGACAAATCTTTCCTTCATGGATTTTTCCTATAAACATCTTATCCTGACACTGATAGTCGTTAACAGGACCAAAGATCTGTTCGGAGTATAGCCCATCAGCACTAAACAATTTGTTTTTGTTATAAGGTTTGGTGGAGGACACCTCCGGAAGAGAAATTAGCTCCTTTTGGGGAAGCATTGTTACAAACATGGAAAACCCTCCTGTGCACTATAGAAGCTAAGAGTGGTTAGACCATTGTTGTTTTTTTAAGTCTCTCAGCTACCGGCGAGCGCTCCGCCATAAATTTATGCAGTAGTGCATTGTTATACAACTACTGCTTGTAGTCGGTCGCACTCAGTATAGCAGAGAGTATATTGGAAGTACAATGGTATTTTTCTAAAATGCCCAAAGTACCAAACTCAAAAAAGATCATTCCTCTTCTGGTATCCCTAAATCGTCAAACGTACTTACTACAAATCCATCCCTATTGTCTTTAGACATAATAAGGTTGGCAGTAGCAAGGGACACACTTAGTGATTCCTGTGTATCAATCTCATCTATGTTTATGAGATTTGAGAAAGTCACTTCTCTAAGATCTCTCTTCAGGAAGGAGAACTTCAGTAGGTAATACACATCTTTTTTTGATACGTACCTGGATGAAAATGAGGACACTACCACATTCTCAAACCACTTGACCGCATACTTTTGTGGAAAGATGTATAGATCACGGTATACAAATACCGGGCTGGCTTCTGTCACGTAATACCTCTTTAGCTCATAAAGCATTAAATGGCGTCGGCAGAATACGTGTCTGTGGTTAGATTCCTCTTGCTCTCTCTTGCAATACTCACAGTTCCTGGAGCTTATTCCCATTGCTTTCGTAACAAGAGGCTCTTGCCGAAAATGGTCGTAGTTAAGCACGACCTTTGCTACATGCCATACACCAGCCTCATCCAGGCCGGGATATAGTGATTCTAGGTAAAATTTTAAATCCACAACACAACTCCTTTATTATTATAGTAGTATCGATTATTGTGTTTGGACTTAGAACCGTATAACGTTATCGAAAACTTTCTCAGCACGTGGATCATGGCTAACCAGAAACAGCTGGCTAAGACCAGAAGACTCCAAAATTGTTCTGTGTGCTTTAAGAAAATCTTCTCTAACGCTCACATGAAGAGCTCCGTCTCCTTCATCACACGTGAGTACATCCATGAATGGATGTTGCTGGTTTGCAATCAGGGCCAACGCAATTTTCGTAATTCTGTTACACCAGACCTTCTCACCAGTGGATAAAAGAAACATGAGTACGGATTGACCGTTTTTATAGACATCCGGCTCGATAGTTTGCCTAGCGTCGTCCTTTACGTACGCGTTGAGCGAAAGCTCAGGTACGAACACCTGGAATAAGCTGTTGGCGCCCACGTTCATTCTTCCAACAACGCTATTCAGGGTAAGGACGGGAAACTCATTGACAGAGAACGCCTTGTTAAGAATAACCTGGGCATCATATGTGCTGTGAAGAGTGGTTAATTCTGTTTCAAGTGTTTCTTTTCTCTCTGTTGTGCTTCCCATACGCTCAAGCAACATGAGCTGGTTCTCACAGTCGCTTATTTTCCTAATGATCCCGTGGACCATTTCTCGAAACTCAGCCATTTTTCCTGCATCGTATAGACACGTTGTTAAGTTTTCATCAATCTCCTTTATCTGTTTTGTTAGTACCTCTATCTGAGATAATAGACCTTCCAGTCTATTTTCACAATCCTCATATCGAATAACCTCATCATGAAGAGATGTTAGATGAGCAACCTCTTTTACTAAAGTTGTCTTCTCTAGCACTAATATCTTCTTTCTATCAATGTTTTTAGCCTTCGTAGCTTCAGTAAGGGTCATCTTCTCTCCCTTTTCTATCTTAACTAAAACCATTTGATCTTTGAGATCCCTGACGTTTTCTATCTCAGGTACAAGAGGACACGTACTCTGAAGATCCTTACCACAAGGAATGTCCTTGAACTTCTCAGATACAGAAAGCTTTCTGCTGAGTTCACGCATTTGCTCTTCAAGAGTATTAGTATCTCTTTGCAATGCGGATAGTTCATTAAATTCTATGGTCTGAATCTCAGACAGCTCTTCTAATATACTGGAAAGACGTTCTCTCTTTTCATCAAGAGGCATAAGGTCTCTCCTATACATATCAAGCTTAGGAAGGATATCTTCTATCCTGTTAACCTCAGTCTCAGCAACTTGGAGTTGGTGTATAAGCAAGTTTCTTCTGGATGTCAGGTTTGTATATTCCTGGCGAACTACTTCCATTTCACTGACAAGGGTTTCTAGTTTCTTTTTCTTTGCCTTAGCCTTAACTAGACTGTCTTTAACCTCATCAGGACTCCCAGTAATATGCAGCTCATCCTGCCCAATCCGAATTCCTGCTAACTCTCCCTCTTTTGCTGTTATATGGAACTTAGAGGAACTCAGCCGTTTTTTGATCTCCCCTCGGATAACCTCAAACTGGTCTCCTCCTGCAAGCTCCAGTAGTTGTTGCTTGAACTCAACGTTCTTTACCCGACTTAAATCTGGGGAATCTGCGTGTATCTGAAGAAACTGGAACACGTTGGGTAGAAAGAGACGGTTGACCTCGTCTCTGAATGCACTTACCTTCTGTGTTAGCAGATGCTTCTTCCCGTTCTTCTGGATGAAGAAGGTATCACTTGATCCCTTCATCTTAGTAATGCGGATAAGGAACTCATCTTCGTGCCTGGTTATGACTATTTCCTTCATACCACCCGGGTTAAGCATATCTCTAATACTTACTCCTCTAGAGATAGATGTGTCAAATGGATGGAGTGAGTCAAGAACCGTTGTCTTACCTGCTCCGTTAGGACCACAGAACAGGTAGCTTCCCGGTCCGAAGTTAAACTCAAACTCTTTATCCAATGTTTTCAGCCCAGTTAGTTTGAAGTATTTTATCATACACAGCTCCTCTGTAGACTAGGATACTACCTGAAATGAGCCTCTTAGGCACGCAACCCTAATGTTGTCAAGCTCAGTTCTAACAGTATCCATGGTTTCAGTCACTTTGTCAAGGAATTCGAGACAGCTCTCTCCTGTCTCAGTTACCCATTCAGAGGCTGATGTCTTACAGTAGTCTGCAAAAGCCTGCGCTTTTTCAGCTACTTGGTTCAGTGTGGACAATGCTCTCACAGTGACCACATCCCTTACGAACCCTTTTCCAGCTGAGAGAAAAGCGGAGCCTACTTCCAGAGCAACGCTAATACACTCAATTACCTCAGCAGACTTTATGAGCCACGATCTTTTCTTCTGAATCGCCTGAACAATAGCCTGCCAAACCTGACTTCCCATTCTAAGAAGGGAAGCAATCCTCGGAGCATAAGATAGGATTTTGGTAACCACTGATTTTCCTCCTAATCAGAAACGAACTCTGATCTTTCTTAAAGCACTTTTTCATCTTGTGGTGACTGGTCTCTAGGCCAGCCACACCTCACAGCTCATCTTTTGCATGAGCCAGGATTCGACGATCAACTGTCCTCATAAGTTGATTCATCAACTCCTCCTTAACTACCTCAATGTCCTCACCCTCCTCCATAGTGTAAGATTCTGCTATGAGCAGATCCATTGTCTGATAGTTTCTCGTACATTTCCTTCCATAGGAAACAGAGATCTCCTTTAATATAGGCATAAGATCCTCCTACTTACTTTAATTTGTTTCGGTGAACTTCTTAAACTCAGAGAATGGTACTCCCTGAACATCTGACGTGAGGAACAAGGCTAAGGGCTCAGGTTTGAACTCTGCAAAACAGATAACTATACTCGCAGACAGGCGATCTGTAAAGAATCTACCGATTCTGGCGGAGCAACCAAAGAGTTCCTTACGATTGTTCCGTTTAAGAAACAAAAGAGGTTCTCTATCAATCCCTCGTGCCTGATTAATCGCCTGACCCCAAAACTTCTCCAGGTCGCCTGTGTGACCGAGATCAAATTTAATGGGGGCGACAGACTTACACTCAATAGTGTACTGGTCAATAAACCACTGTCCGTCTACGTGTACAGCAGAGATGTCACCAGCCTGGCCTTCTGCACAACGTGATGTTGTCCAGAACGCCCCTGATGATGTTGATCTCCAGAATAGTAAGGGGTTATCCTTACCAGTTATCCATCTTGTCAAAAAACGGGCAACATCCCGCTCGTACTTGTTGCCCTTAGCCTTTGAATTCATTACTTGCTTTTTCCTCCCTTTTTTGTGGGAGAGGGTGCATCTTCTGCTTGTTCAACAGAAGGGTCCTGGGCAGGAGTGCCTTCCGGTACAGCAAAATCTTTTTCCGAAATGTTGGCACTCTGAGTAGCATGCTTAGCCTTGTCTGCTACTCGTTTGAGAAAGTCTATGTCGTTGGTCATCATGTCTTCAATGTCCTTTCGACGAGTCTTTTTATCAAGAATACCAGGGATTACAAACCATCCCGGTCCTTCTTGAACGATAACTTCCTCTACTATTAACATGTCTGTAACACCTGAGAGTGTTGACATGCCAATATCAAACAGCACCTCTACCTGACATTGCTTGTGTGGTGCTGTTATTTTAGATTTCTCACATGCTACATGGGTATTGACACCTTTAACCTTTCCAGTAGTACCTAGAATCTTTCCCTTAGTCTTCAGTTCAAGTCTGACAGAAGACTGGTACTTAACTCCTGAACCACCAGTCGTGGTTGTAGATTTACCGTACAAGGCCATACTTGCAGTAACATGATTACTTACCAGATAGCAAAGCTTATATTTATCTGCTTCTGGAGTAAGTAGTCGCATGAACTGACGAACCATTTTAGCCTTGGACATGTCAACTTTTGACAGCCCTACTTCCTTTTCATGAGCAGTCGTAAGGATGGCTATGGAGTCAAGAGCAATCAGTATAGGAATGTTTGGATCCTGCTCTCTGATTGCCTTTACTGTAGTCATTATTGATGTATAATGACCGGGAATCATCTCCTTAGGATTTTCCGGATCTTTGAAATCCTCCAAGGTCTGAGAATTTAGGATGAGTAGATCTTCTACGTTTACTCCAACCTTCTCAGCAAAAAATGGATCAAACGTTCTTTCAGAATCGTCTAGTATAGCGATTCCACCCATCTTTTGAACACTAGCGATAGCCTGCGTTATTAGCAGAGACTTGCCAGTCGACTGTGTTCCGAACAGTTCGGTAATCCTCCCAGCGGGGTATCCTTTAAAAAAGGACCCCGATACGATGTAATTAAGCGCATAGTTACCACTATCCACATAAAAAGGAACAGCGATATCTGATGATGCCTGAATCTGTCGAACTGTTTTTCTTACGGCCTGAGCGATGGACATCTTTGCCATGGATTGTCCCCCTTAGTCGCTATGAAGGAACGCGTCACAGCATTTGTCCTTCACTTCACTTGGGCACGGAATACAAGTCTTCGACTTGGGAGAATAAGATTTACCAAAACATTCTGGGGCTTTGGTTTTTCTTGGTGTTGGCGGTGCCTGCTCCTCTTCCTCGCCGTACTCAACCGCAAGCTCTTCCTCAACAACAAGTTCCTCAGCCTTCGCAGGAGGATTAGCCACTGTTCTGGTTGTTATCCCCTCAGGAACGAAGCTGCCCTGAGACACTCCATGATTAGCTGCAGGAAAGTCTCCATCAGGATGCATGACACGCATAATTTCCTCATAAGACTTAGCAAGAGGGAGTTTTGACTCAAGCAGGTTAATGTCATCCTGCCATGATGGTGGAAGTACTTCTTTAACAGAAGTAGGTTCTGGATCAGGAGTCACCACGTACTTTGTCCAGTCATTCTTGTTTTTTGGTGGGTTTTTGTCAACAGTAATGGATCTTCCTTGTGTTATGTCAAACAAATCGCCCCATTTAGGGTTAACTACCCACTTTGCAACCTCAGAATAAACCTGAGGCCCTGTTTCCAGAACCTGGATACCTGCTTCGACGCTGTCCATGTCTATGACATTACAGAGAACCCTTTTCGTCTTCTTAATCTGACGAGCTAGGTGATGATCCTCTGGATCCGTGGAATCCCAAAGAAGTTTAATCTTCTCACAAATAGGACAAGGCCGCCCTATATGTGGGGATTTTGGACATACGATCGATTCTGTCTCAGACACACGGTAGTGCCTAAAATAATGGAAGGAGAACTCACAATCCCCTTCAGGAGAGTAGTACTGAATAGACCTTGGCAATACACGAATGTAATTAGACCCGTCCTTAAAGGACCAGTACTGCGTTTTTTTCTTTCCTGCCATTTGTTGCTTGAACGCCTCGATGTTGAGACCAGCCATGAGATGTACCTCCGTTTGTTTTTTGCGCATTGTTGTGCGCTAGTGCTAGGTTACCACACGGTTACCGGTAATACAAGAAATTTTGTGTGTTTACCTATGCACCTCCATGGACTGATTGCAAATCCAGGAGGGATTGGAGATCCATTTCCCTTTTGTGTAAACCACCAAGCTGGATAAGCATATCCTTTTTGTGGTCGAGTGCGTTCTTAATTGCGAACAATGCGCCTACATCCGACTCTGTGTCCCGTATGCGCTTATTCATTGCCTGCATACGAGCGTCAATGATTACTTCCGCCTTGATACCATCAACGGTAGCTCTGGCTCCGGCACTCTCAAGAATGGTTTTCTTTTCACCATAGAGCTCTGCATCCATTATTTTCTGCTCACCTCTAAGGGCAGAAAGATTCTGCTGATATGAATTGTGGATCATACCAAACCAGGCAACAATGGAAGCGTGCCTCAGCAACTCACCTTTGATGTCGTGCTCATTGACGACGAAGACCTTCTCCAGACTAATTTCTACCTCAGTTAACTCACCGTCGACTTGGAGATAGAAGGTGGACTTGATGTCCTGCATGCCTTCTAACAGCATAAGAACCTCCTACTATGTTTTTTGCTTTTTACAGCAAATCTATAATAACAGGTTCTTTATTAGAAGGGAAATATTTTTTAGTGAAATATCAGAGTTGCAGATATTGAAGCAGCTGTTCAATATTTGAACATTCTCTTAGTGCTCCCCACCGGTCACCAATCTCAAAATCCATCTTCATCGGAACAGTTAACCATGAAAATTTTCTTTCTAGAGAGGTTACCGTATCTGTAAGGAACATTGCCAGAGCCTCAACTTCTTCAGGCACTGCTGAGAACACGATAGAGTCGTGTACAGTTAGAACTAACTTACTCTTCATGTCCATTTTTTCTAAGAACCGCTGAGCTCTGATCATTGTGTATGCTGTAAGATCAGCAGCGGTCGCCTGTACTGGTGCATTAAGGGCCTGTCTTAACGCAGAACTTTTCTTTTTGAAGTCTGTATGGTTCTGTGCATCAGGTAAACGTCGTACTCTTCCAAGAGGAGATACCACGTATCCATGCTTTTCAGCAAACCTTTTTACACGAGCGTGCCATGGTGCTAATGCCGAGTAGTTCTCAAAATATAGCTCCCGTGCCCGTATAGCTTCTTTCTCTGTAAACTCCGCGTTATAGTCCTGTTTAGCATAGGATTTAAACCCGAGAGCCTCCATACCATATATAAAGCCGAAGTTAACAGCCTTAGCTGACTGTCTGTGTATCTTGGTTACCTCTGCGAGGGGGATTCCGGCAACAATCGATGCAGTTAGCCGATGAATGTCTCCATCATTTCTATAGATGTCAATCATTCTCTTTTCATCTGCTATCGAAGCTGCTATCCGTAATTCCGCCTGGGAGAAGTCACCTTGGAGAAACACATTACCGGGATCAGGAGTAAACGTGTTCTTAACTCTTTTGTCACGAGGGATGTTCTGAAGATTTGGCTTTGACGACGCAGCCCTTCCAGTCTTAGCTGTTGTTGTGGAGTACGAAGAGCTTAACTTACTGTCATCTCCTAACAAATTAGGAAGAGCCTTCACATAAGTAGAGATCAGCTTTTTCACTACTCTCCTTTCCAATATCCACTCAGCTAGTACAACACCATCCTCTTTAAAAAGGGTGAGGTCGTTCTTGGCTAAAGAAGGTCTCCCTGTGGGCGTCTCAGATTTAGGCTTAAGCCCAAGTACACCGAACATAAATGCGGCCAGTTGCTTAGGGGAGTCAAGATTCGTGTTCCTCAGCATAGGATACTTTCCGAATATAGAAGCCTCTAGCTGCCCTACATCAACAGAAAGAGCTCTGTTGAGCTCAAGAGCGTAATCGGTGTCAAACAGCACACCGTTCATCTCAATAGTTGGAAAGAGGTAAGTCTCAGGTATCATCAGGTTATCATATATCCACAACAACCCCTTATTTTTTATAAGGGCCGGCTTAAACTGAGTGTGGAGCTGCAGTGTTAGGTCTGCATCTTCCATATTGTAACCCAGTAATTTTTCTGTGGTCTGATTGAATCCTGAGATAAGATTCTTATACCCCTCAGTATAGGTGTGTGCAAGCTCCTTCAAGTTGATTGGTCTATTTTCATCTAAGAGGAATGCTTCTATCATGGTGTCATCATAGTTTACTGGGTTGCATCCTCTCAGCCTGAACTGCTTACACTCGAAGGCTGCATTATGGAACACCTTTTTTATCTTCGGGTTCACAAGAAAAGAAGACAGCATCCTCCACGCTTCTTGATGATACCTGGGGGATATCGTCTTATCACACTCCATATAGAATCCGTATGACACATTCTTTTCTGGAGATATCGCAAATGTCTTTAAGGTTAGAGGTTTTATCTCTCGTCTCTTTGGAATAATATTTGTTTCGATATCAATAGACAGGGTGTCATACTGTGAAAGGGTCTGTTCCGCAGCCTTCAGTTTGTCCATGGAGTCAACAACGATGTAATTCCTATCAGTAAATAAAGCCCCATCTAGAAACAGCTTTATCTTCTTAATGTCATTGGAGAACTCCTCTTCTCTTTTATAAGCCTGAGAGGGTGGTAACATACAGAAGAAGGTAGCGCCGTGCCCAGCCATGAAATGTCCGCAGCTCTTTGCATAATTTCCCTTATTAAAAAAGTAGCTGAACGCTGTTTTACCCAGCAACACTATTAGCTTAAGACTCTTCAGGGAGGAGACCTCATTCGCCAAAAATCGGTCACCACATTCAGTTATGTGGTTTACCTTGAAGGTATCCTTTTCATCTGGTCTACATTTGACCACATTCGAAACGGATACGGTATCCCTGTCGATGCCATGGATGTCCAGGTATTCTTTAAGAATCTTTCCAGCCTTACCAGCAATAGGCCTACCAGCGTCAGACTCATCTTTTACAGGTATATCTCCCACCATAAGGATATTACTGTTATCATGCAGTATAGGTGGGATAAACTGTCGTGTGCTTAAAGGACATTTCTGACAAGATGATTGCTTTTTATCTGTACAGGAAGACTTTTCCACAAGGCTGGATAATCTCATAAGGTGGCCTCCTTAATTCTTCTAGACACCAACATGCTTAAGCACGGTAGAGAGTTCTTTTTTTAAAATCTCATTGGTCTCTAGCTGCATCTTCTCTTCTATGTAAGTAATCACCTTATCGTACATCGGCTTATCCGATGCGGCAAGTTCCTGTATTTTACTTGACGTGACCGGTGTCCTATCGATGTTCGCCTCTATACTTACAAACTTTGGAATAGTTAGTGTCTTCTGTCTGGACTTTGACATTAAAACACGAACCGGTTCTTCATTATCAAGAGATGCTATGAGCGCCTCAAGTTCGGTATCATTTTCTACCCCGTATGTTTTATACGCTGGAGACTTCACAGGAATAAACACACTTGCCCATTTCTCCTTTACAAGAGAATGAACGTAAAAACCTTTGTCCTCCTCTTCACCAAACTGAAACCTTCCCAGGGATCCTGTGTAATAAATACTGGTTCCTTTTAGACGCTGGTTGCTGTGTATGTGCCCAGCCATCACTAGTGCAAACTTCTTAAACAAGGACTTACGTAAGAAGCAGCTGCTTTTATCCTCTGCGTTAACACCTGAAGGGTATTTAGCAGATTCAATGTCGCCGTGATAAACAAGATGAGGAGCATCTGTACTGGAGATCATCTTTATGGTCTCCTCAATTGTATTAATTGTTGGCTCTGGTACAAAGCAAAAGCCTCCCTCATCTGTTGGTGACTGATACACCTCAATCCTGTCCTTGAATATATCTTTTAATGTAAGAAGGTTACTCCTGTCGTGGGAGTGTGTTCCTTTAGTAAAAGATACGTCAGGACACTTGGATAGAAGGTAATCCACAAAGAAAAGAACATTCCTGGTAGTCTCATCCTCAAAATAGTAAGATGAGTGAAACAGATCTCCGGCTATTATAATTTTATCTGGGTTATCTAACCCATCAGTAACTTTATAGAAGTCCTCAATCGTTTCCTGTTTCACCTTTCCGAAGTGGATGTCAGCCAAGTGCCATAATGTCATAGAAGATCCTCCAAAGTAATGTGCCACTTAGGATACTCCATACAACAGGAAAAAGCTACTCTTTTTTTCTCACCAGCTTCCCCATAAAATATAGAGCCCTTTTCCACAATGGGGTCCTTCTCTTCGCCATTTCTCTTAGGGCACAGTCCACTTTCTTATCAACCCATTCCTTCTCTTCTATCTGTATCTCACTCACTATGGAAACGATATCATCCTTTTTACACATGAATCCTCCAAAGGAGGGGAGTGTCATACATAACCACCCCCCTGCTAAATTATTAATGTTTCAAGAACACTGGAGCTGCCTCTGTTATACAGTAGGTACAATCTTCTCCACATACAGTTTTCCTCTTTCTGCCCAGGTGCTTATCTAAGGTTGCTGGACAGAGAAACGCTCCATACTCTTCCACAAGGCTATTACAATAGTTCAGACTTCCATAATTAATGTTACCCTCAATATGGCTATTAATTATGTTAACGTTTGGAAGGATTGAGAACCTAGAGAAGTTAAACAACTCTAAGGTTTTTGTGTAGGCATAGAAACGGTTATCAGGAAAAGAAGTTGCTATTCCAGACCACATGTCCAGATATGGCTGAGAGAAGAAGTCCCCACCCTCATGAATTCTGACAATACTCTTCCTTGACCTGTACAACTGCCCGTGTACACACTCTTCTAACACGGGTAGATTATGTTTGGCAAGCTGCAGATTCTCATTCCTCCATACCTTAACATTAGGCCACCTCTTCTCAGTTCTTAGAGAATAGCAGCTATTACAGGTAATTGGACAAGTACCTTGCTTACCAGAAGGAAGATTAAAGATCAGAATTTTCTTCGACAGCTTTACATTGCCGGCTGTTAATCTGTTTTGTTTTAGCTTTCGTTTGAACCCCTTTAATTTCATTGGTTTCCTCATCTTTGTAACTGAACGAACAGACGCACTAGTACCTCATAGTTAGTGGTTGGTTATATATCTTCACTGTGCCAACAATCACCTCCTTTTCTTAAAATCAGCGTAAGCCGCTGGAAGCTCTGCGTAGTAATGACCAGAATACAGAGTGTCATCAATATCCTTCCTCTCCCATGTTATGAACTCAGGGCGCTTACCTTTTTTCCAGAACCCTAACACGACTGACCATCCAGATAATTTCTCAGATGGTTTTTGGAAGAGGATGATGAGTTTTCGAGCCATTAAACCTCCTTGCGTGGTGGTTGGCCACAGTTTTTCTCTGTAGGACTGCGATTGCTGCCATCCTGACGGTGTCATCTCGACCTGAGATAGACAACGACTTTAGAGCACTATCCACATTTCCGAATAAGTAATCAGCATACCTATAGCAGTCATCAGTAGGGAACCTAGACACTAGCACAAGCAGTGGGCAGCTTCCAAGTAAAATATCGTAGTCATCTAGCCACGCCCCCGCTCTTGCTAAAACAAGAGCACACGCGTCCTGGTCAAAGATGAGCGCTCGAGCTAACGGTGACAAGCCACCTTCGTGTACAAAAGGGGAACAGTCCCTAGACTTTGGGCCTACTCCACTATTAAGTAAGTGTGAGACCACCTGTGTGTTTCCATTAGTCGCAGCCACACACAACAGCATATGAGCTGCGCTTTTTTGATAGCTAGACACCAGCGCATCTGTGGAAAAAGAAAGAAAAGGCTCCAGTCTTCCCAACTTAGCAGCTATACCAAGATCCTGTAATGTGCTAAAGTCAAAGGGCTCCTCTTGATCCTTTCTCATACATCCATGTGACATAAGGTTCAGCATCAAGCACTCCTTTAACAGTGATAGTCAAAAATCTGTATTATTGAAAATACTGTAGCTGGTTTAGTTGCCAGGTGGTCAATAAAGAGGGCCTTAACCATAAATGAATCATAGATGGTTAGGTAGGGCCTAGCTAATGTAGTAACCACGAAATCTCCGAAAGAGGAACCTGCCCATTCCAGAGAAGGGGCTCCGTTATAACGCATAATAGAGAGTTCTTGCTTAAAATGGTATAAAACACCCCCTGCTCCGCCATTTACATAGTTGCCGTTAACTAACCGTGCATACAATGAGGTCAACTCTTCAAAGCTCTTACGTGCTGTTTCCACCGGTACCCACTTTACCTTGTCCACATAGAACTCCATAGCCACAGGCGGAATACGTAAAACCCCATGTTCTACTTTTGACAATGATCCAAAAATGTTATCATGGACATAAGACATATCCTCCTCTAAATTATCTGGTTCTGCTACATAGTCAATACCAGAACATATAGGACTGTGTTGTGCCACATCAAATATGGAGGCATCATCCTCATAAAACTCTTCAAAATCGATTATGTTGTCCTTTACGGCATGCTCCATCATATAATACAATCTACTGTGCATGGTGCTACCCTAAGGCCTCAATAACAAACCGAGACACCTGGAGAGATACTTCTCTTCCCAACAGAGTCTTACAGCAACCGTTGGCTACTTCTGTTATGAATATGAGTTGTATCTCCCCAGTTATATTATCAATCCTCAACATTTGAACTGATGGGGGAACTCCATCTTCAACCGCCTGTTCCCAGCTTGTCACTACATACCCACTTTTTGATACCGCAACCCGTGCGATACAGTGCCTGTCAAGCCAGTACAGGAGGGCGCTTTTTCCCTTTTCAGGAAGCTTAAATCCAACTTCCTCTAGAATATCTGCAAAGTTTTCCTTACAGATAACACTAGTTCCTTCTGGTTTATACCACATGGAACCTCCTTATAATAATCTTTTTAGGAACTCGTGTGTCCATTAGAGATCCTCTTCTTCATCAATAAAGCTAGACGAATCTATATCAAAGATATCTTCTGCAAGGGTTCGGTACTCTGGCTCATCACTAGATATCTCAGATATTGTCTGCTGTCCCTTCTCTATATGTAGATGTCCACCAAAAGCCATCCCAAGTTCAATCCAGAACATGTCAAAGACAAGGTTAGGGAAAAGCTGGGCTAGCTCGTTGTACACACCTAAGGGAGGGCCCCAGGCTGTAGAGAAGCTCAGAGAGAGGTCACAGTCATCCGGATCTTCATTATAGAAAGTGTCATCCGAATGTATATCCCATTTTGTTCCCCAGTTTTCCACACACCAACCAAACCCATTGTTGCTGTATGTTCCTAAACTAACCTCTGGTGGAGAGGGCAGGATTGCATTAAAACAAAATGGATGCTTTTTTGATAGGACCTCCATCCAATACTCAGGATGATCATTACCATAGATAGCATGGTAGCCGCTTACACGCTCCATAAACTCCTGGAGGTGCTCATCGCTACCATATATCTTTACTATGTTGCTACACCAGTTTGGCATAAGCCCTCCTTAGCATTAGCAGCGTTTCTAGCTGCTTTTATACATAGTGCCTTCTGTAAAACATCAGAAGCCTGCTCATTACCACAGTTAAGGACAGCCGTGGTTAGCATAGATCCGGAAGCGTACGAGAAAAACGTAGAGGCCTTACTCATGTACTGGTCCTTCAAGGTGAGCCACATAATAGGGTAATTCTCAGAATGTCGATTCTGGGTACACCATATGTTCCATGCCCTAGTTCCAGTTATTATCTTCTTCACCCCGCTCTTTGTCTTAAGCATTTTCTTTAATACAAAAGTAGCTGGCGCTTCTTCAGTACTAAACAGAGTAGCTTCCCAGATTCCCATACTGACTAAAGACAACTCTTTGTCTGTATACCAGTCAAAATCACTCCAGCCCCCCTTACGATAATAAGCGGATGCTCTGACATGGTACGATGCGTCACCTTTGGCATGTTCTTTTCCAATCTGGAAATATGTCTCCTTCCTCTGTGATGGGGATAGCTTCTTAAAATCCTTACTAACGAAGCATGGTTTCAACTCTGGCTTATGGTAAAGGATAAGCTCCTTTACAGAACTACTCTTATCGTCCAGAGGGCTGTCCTTGAAATCGGTAGCCATATGGTACGCAATGCGTAGAGCCATATGCCCCTTCTTCTTAAATATAGGATCCTTGGTTGCCATAATGTATATACAACCAATCGCTTTCTGGCATTTGGAGGGATTGAATGTCTTCAGTTTTTCTACATCAACAGTAATCACTCCGGAATCTATCAGGTTCTTTATCATAGTGCAGTATGCCCACACGTCTCTTATTCCAACGTATATATTTTTCCCCCAAGAGCTAAATTCCTCGGAGAATCTTAGAAATTCACATTCTTTTTCAGTCATTTTTACTCCTTTCTATTTTTCAGCCATGACCCTTTTGATGACTTCCCTAAGTACATCATTTTTGCCATGCTTCATTAGGATCATCCTCATAATGGATGGATGGCCCTTGTTTAAATCTTTTAATAAAGCATATAGAACACCATCTACAATTTGTTTCTTGAGGGCAGTAAAGGCCATTTCATACGCTACCTCTTCCATTGCTTTTTTTCCGTCTGCATTCCCCTCGTTGTAGCCGTCTTCGTATCCGGCATCAAAGCCCTCTTCGCGCCCGTGTGTGTACCCTGAGGTAAACATGTCATCGACAACTTCTTTTATTTCAGAAGAGTAGGTAGGGTTTACACCAGCCTTAGCCATTAATGTGAAGAACCCTCTATCCTCTAGACTCTGCAGTATCTCCTTTGCCGCTTCTTCTGGTAACTTTACTCTTTTTTTCTTTTTTCCCATCGTTTCCCCTCTCCTTCAGAAGCTCAGAGATGCTCGCCTGAAGGCGTTCTGGTGCCTCTTTATACAACAATAACATTTTAAGATTAGATGAGGACATGCTTCCTAGCGCTCTGCGAACGCCAGCCATGACCCTCTCTTTAGTGTATGCATCATGGATATAATAGATGCTCACGTACACTAGCGCATGAAAAAGACGTGAAGTGTCTTCAAAGGTACTAGAGTATCGAAACCCGTCTAGAAGTATGGCTATATCTTCATCTGCATACCAATCGAGGTCCTTCCAGTCGTTCATGATATAGTGTGCCAGTCTTGGGCCCACACTATCCGAGTCTTTATTAACTATCCACTCAAACCCAGACTCCTTCCTCTTATTAGTAAGAAATTCTTTCATTTCTTTTAGTTTCTCTTTTTCTAATTCCATTATTTCTCCTTTCTCTTTTTTCTTTCTTTAAGAACCCTCTTTAGCATAGTAGCGTAGGCATTTTTATACGTTCTTCTCTTTTTCCTAAATGCTGCTATAATCTCCCCCTTATCCGGGGTGACTCTGAGTAACACCTGAGCTATCCGTGTATCATTAGTGATACATCGTAATACAGAGTGCCTGTATAACGGATCACTAGAAAAGGAATTGTTTGTAGTAAGAAGGTACTTTAGCACTTCATCGTCAAGCAAATGTGCTTGCCCACGTAAGAGCTTTTCTAGAATGTCCACAAACTTTTGCGAGTTTTGTGTCGGCCACCCAGTACTAAATAGGTTCTCCGGAAGAAAACGTAGTGCCACCTCTGAACTACCATATATGTTCGTGCGAGATAAGCACTGATGAACACTATCAGTTATTAGACCCATCATAGTTGCCCGTGCGTCCTTGCCATAGGAATGGTACGCATTTGGTATGATCTCATTCAGGTCTAGTTTTCTATCGTATGCAGCCCTGATAGAGCCTAGGGCGCTATCCGTCTGTAGGCTACATAACCCAAGATCATGATTACCCGTCTCCTTGGCTAATCTTCTTAAGTAAAAAGAAGATCCATTCTTCAGAACACCATAGATGCTGTCCGGTGTTGCTATGGTCGAGAGGTCCGTTACTAGGCTTTCCACGTTCCTAGTATGTATCATTAGAAACTCAAGCTCCTTCGGACACCCAAGCTTCCTAAAGAAAGGCACTGGAAACTGATGGTCTGTTAGCATCACATGAGACATGTGGAATTTCTTAAACATGATAGCCACTGCCTTTACCACAAGCTTTCGATTCGCACCGAAAGCGTATAAGGCTTCCAGCACGGCTATGAGGGGAAGTCCTTGGAATGATCCGAGACTGTGGTTCTTATCCCAGTAATTAATACAACACACTAATAGCTTTGAGCTATAGCCAGCACTAACTACCTTTTTAATAAAAAGGTAGTGTGTCATCGCCCCCGCATCTATCTTATAGAACAGGGTAGATACCACACTATACATCTCTTTATACGAGACACTCATCCCATAGTCTAACTTATGCATGAGGTAAGGGACCGCATCGGATCTGCTCATGCTGTCAATTTCCTGCTTTCTATTGAACAGCGCTCTCTTCCTTATTGGCACCCTCACATGAATCCCACACACAATCTGGGATAGAGTAAATGTAACATTGCACGTAACCTCCGTGCACCCAAAGGGTACCTCTTTGTCTACAGTAATTAGGTAATACGGATACTTTTTCTGTATTCGTATTATTGGAAACTCACTCCCAAAGATAGAAAAAATGGGCCTATGCCCATTTTCTTCCATTAGTACTGTAGTCATTTCTATCTTTTTATGAAGATACTTACATTCACTTGGGGGAATAAGTAAGCACCATATGGTTGTCATAACCCCTCCTCTTATTTTTCTAGCCTTAAAGCAGTATTAGAAAGAGTTCTCGTATTTTCCGTTGCCTCATCCATCGACAACACTAGCCCTAGATGCGAGTACCCACAACACCAGCTAAAGTCGTTAGTAAGAAGATGTATCAACTTACGTATAGTTGGCGTATGTGTGCCTATGAGAAACTCCCGTTCATACAAAAGCCCAGAACGCAGTTCCATTAGACTAGGACACTCTTTCAGGATGTCAAGATGGTCCTCAGAGTATAAAACTCTACTAAACACCCCTAAGAACCACATCAATAATCTAGGATAAGTAGTTACAGAGCTGACTAGTTGACTTAGAACCCAGGTATCTTCAAAGTAGGTGATAAGCCCGGCCTCTCCTGCCTCTATCCTGTAGAGATAGTACATTATCTTAGTGGTTGGGAAGAAAAGATAGATGTCCTCAAACTCTTGTGGCCATTCCCCACGAGTAGCAAAGGTAATGAAGGACTCTTTACTTTCATAGTGTACCTTAGGCCTGGGAGGGCTATCACCATCAAAATAAGGGAAGTCTTCCCAGGAAGTGATTAGAAAGAACAAGACCTCTCTTGCCTTTTCTACCACTTCTGGTATCCCAAAACAATCATGCAACATGAGGTCTTGTAGAGTATCTCCATGGATATCACTTACATTAAGGGCAGAGAACTTGCTAATAAGATCTTCTCTCACTTCTCCAGAGCTTGCCTTTATGAACTTCCCAACATGTTTTGACTTAACAATCATGTTGAGTAGCCTGGGGCTGCTCAGTCCTTGCTTTCCTATATACTCCATTATCACTTCTACTAACTCAAGAGACACAGTACCGCGTGCCTCCACTATAAGCCCTACACCATAAGTAGCTGCCCTCTTAGTGGTCACTTTCCCATGTGTAAGTGCATACAAGAAATGAATCGCGTGTCCTTCATTTCCTGCAGAGCTTACAACACGCCTTAGTAAAGGCGATTCTGGGTTTTGTACCATTGCCTCTGCTAATGGCAGCAAGTGTAGCATGTTCTGGTATGACCTCCTATTGGTGCCATTATGCGCAAGGTCAGCGCTTCTGTATGTAAACTGAAATGACGCCAGGTTTCCCTGTGCAAGGCTTTTATAATAAATAGCCTTAGCAAAGCATGGTAAGTCATATACACTTTTATCCATAAACAAAAGTGTATCTGCCACGGAAGACAGACGTTTACCTGCTACCATTCTAAATAATGCCTCCTTCTCAGGAGTCTCCCTGTAAAGGACGTCGCATGGTTCCTTGTAGTACTCCTTCTTCCAGTTATATTTATGGATAATAACCTTAAGGATAAAACCCAGCGAGTCTATTTCTAACGTTACATCAGTAACACTGTCATTAGGTCCGTTCTCCTTTACTTGTACTAGTAACTGAAGCTCCTTTTGAGCTTTGTAACAACCTGTTAGCCGTGTAGTACTGCTGCTACCAACTACTTCGAATGAGTCAGAGGCACCCTCCCTAAATAGACCATCTTGGTGCGCTAACCACTTATCCGAAAGAGGGGTGTCATTGTCCGATGATAGGGTAATTTCCAGCATACTATTATGCTGTAAATATGTAAAAGAGCTCACGGTTACCATGAAACCCCCTTTAAATTATTAGTAATGAGATATGACTTCTGCTTCAGTCTTTTTAGCAGTCGTCTCCTTAACTTTTGCCTGTAAGGCAGTACTGTCTGTATTACAGGTTAAGAGTACCTTGATGCTGTAAGCACCAATGACCCTGGAGATGTCTTCTACAGGAATTGATGCATTCCTGGAAAGGTCTGATATTATAGATGACAGCTCAGCAGTGACTTCTCTTCCGAGATGTCTTCTCAGAAATGGTCTAATTTTTGCGATTATGTCCATGTCTGAGATCTTTCTTTGTAACTGCTGAACATCATAATCAATCTTCTTAAAGAAGAGATCCTTGTACTGCTGGTATATCTCAACAAGCATCTGATCAACAGACACCTTCTCGATAGACCGGTCATCATTTACAAAGATGCAGTTGTATGATACAGCGAAGGACAGTCTATCGGAGAGCAACTTTACATAATCCTTCGGATTTATTCCTCTTCCGTAGAAAGTTATAACAACCTCTGTCTTGGTTGTTGACCTGTCTACAATACCAACCTGTCCAGCTTTGAGCATCTTGTCATCAAACACTGAAAAGACCTGCTTCTTAAAATTACCAGCCATGCTGTTCGCAAGGATGGAAATGGTTTTAGGTCCGGAGATAACCACTTTAGGTACAAAGGTAATGGACCCTTCCCCAGTAGTCAGAAGTCTCTTTAGTTCATCTTTTGAAGATTTAACTTCTAAGTAGTCACCATAATAGGGTTCGATGATTGGTTCTGTTTTCCTCTGCTTTATAAGCCAGAACAAACGCTGTTTGAGGTCTTCAAGCTTATAAGATGGGTAATCACCCCTATAACCAAAACCAATACCAGAGTTAAGAGTACTCTGGAAGTAACATAGAGGGTATTTGGTCGGGAGGAAGTCAGGTTCCTCAAAGTTCAAATTATTTTTGGTGTACGGCACAAAGTCTATTAAGCCAAACATCATATCTGTGGCTTCTTTTGTTAATTTGCAGTCCGTATACCGTTTGGCAGCGGGGGAAGCAGGAGACATCCCATGAATAGACCCAAAATTTCCTTGAGTCTCATACAGCCCAGACTTTGTTAGAGTTACCAGGGCACCGTATATGATGTCGTCACTGTGAGGATGATAGTGTCCAGAACAATCTCCACAGATGACTGCACTCTTCATAGACTTTGTTCCAATCCCACACTTGTATGAGGAGTAAAGGACCCTACGAGATACAGGCCGTAGGCCATCACGTCTTTTAGGGATCTTACGGTCCTCATTCTCCTTTTTCCCAAAGGCCTTATAGTTACTCCGTATGGCCTCTGCGATGTCTACACTTATCATTTTCTCTCTCATTCGTGGTTTCCTCCAGGAAAAGGGCTGATACCATTATAATACCAGCCCCATACATCTAAGCACTCATTTCTTTCTCACCAGCCAAGGCCATAGCCTTATCATACGCAGCACGTATGCGTATGATATCATTCTCGTTCTTCTTACGAAGAACCTCAACTCTCCCCGCACCGGGGGTTGATGTTAACACAATATTTCTAACGGAGTTCTCACTATTCCTGGATAGTATCCCAAGAAGAACAGCATCCGTTAGAAAAGAACGTCCCTTTATGCGCTGATTACTATTAAGGGCCTGCAGTACTTTGATAGCAGTTGATGCTGATAGGCTATCAAACAGTACCGGGAATAGTAGTAAGGGATCAATGTCATCCACTACAGGCCCTCCTGACTCCAGAATATCAAGAAAGGCGCGTTCACTTACGTCACCAGCTAATGTCTTCGCATACGCCATTACATAGAAATCCTTATTAACAGATGTAGAAAGGACCTCTATCATGGCATACAGCTCTTGGGTACTTTTAGCAGAAGCTAGAACCGACAGCACAGATGCTCTATTAGACTCGTGCCACCCTGAAATTGGCGGACTTTCCACAATAAAGCTAACCTTATCCTCTATTCTTGCATTAGTCAAGAATAGTGCCATTGCGGTTGCATCTATCAAATGCGTTGCCTGCTCTGAGGAGCGGGCGTACTTAAAGTTCATACGAGGAAAGAAAGTAAATGGAAGCTTACCCATAGACGCTCTAATAGGTAAGCACACGCTCAAAGCGTGTTTAAGCTGGAGTGCTATGTTTCCCCTCCAGTAGTTGTTGACTGCCCATGGTATTCCATCAGAAATCCCAGAAACATACGCTATGAAAACCGCGTGCTCCATCTGGCGGGTCCCGTTGTAGCGTTCCTGACGCCTGAACCATGTCTCAATGACGTCAGCCGTAAACTCTGGAAAGAGGGTTCTCCAGTAAAAGGATCTGATCGACTTTCTTACAACAGATCCCTGAGTTTCGCCCTCCTTCTTAATTGCTTTTCTCATAAAAGAGGTGAGGTCCTCTTGTGATAGGCCTTTCATATGTGTTACCTTAATTGGCATTATTACTCCTTTTCATCGACTAGCTTCTGCCTTAACTCTGAAGAGTTAAGAAGAGCCGTCACGTATTCTATTGAGCTTTCATCAGCCCACTTAATTTGAAGAAGCCGTCTTGACCTTGGAGTAAGTAAATACTCCTTTACCTCATCAGGATTCATTTCCCCTAAACCCTTAAATCGTGTAAGAGTAGATCCAGGAAATTTATCCATTAAGGCTTGAGCTTCCTTAAAAGACCACGCTGGCATCCTTTTTCTTTTGGATGTCACCTTAAAGAGCGGAGCCTCAACAACGAAGATGAAGCCGCTTTTAACAAGCTCTGGATACCATCGCATGAAGAAAGCTAATACCAGTACAGTAATGTGCTTTCCGTCATCATCAGCATCGCAAGACACTATGATACGACGATACCGTAACTTTGAGACATCTATCACTGTATCCATGGATAAACGAGCCCCTATGCCTAGAGCCTGCACTAGACTTGAGAACTCCTTACTCCTAAGAAGCTTAGTCATAGAGGCAGCTATAGGATTAGTGACCTTCCCGCCCATCGGTATCAACGCATGGCAATCAGGATTTCTAGCCATCTTGAATCCACCAAGAGCAGACTCACCCTCTACCAAGTACAGCTCTCCATTGTTGGATGTACAGTCTATGAGGATATCTTCCTCAGAAGTGATCCCACGCACAGACCTATTTTTAAAAACAGTGCTATGCTCAAGCTTAGCACGATAAGCACGTATACGTGCTATGATCTCACCTATCATCGGATGAGACTTAAGCTCAGAGGCCAGCTGGATTTCAAACTGATCAAGTAAGCCCTGAAAATGCTTCCTCTCTGTTTCCAGCTTTTCCTTGGTCTGACCATCAAGAGATAGGATGTTCTCAGGAAGAAAGATGCTAACCATCATTCTAAGTCCAATGGTTGTATCCCCTTTTTCTAACATTTCAGTCTCTTTTGCCTTCTTTCCGGAACTTATAAGACCTAGCATAACATTACTGAAAGAATTTGTTACACCAGTTATATGTGTTCCCTGAGGTGTTAACAGGAAGTTAACTAACCCGTATGTATCCCTTCTAGCATCATCACAGATAGCAAGAGTAACCACCAATTTCCTGTGATTCTTCTTATCTTCTATGCTGATACATATAGGATCCATCATAGTTTCTCTACCTTTAGTTACATACTTCTGAAAGAAACTATCTGGGGTTGCACTTATCTCTTCCTGTACTTCCCCATTTATTAAAAAGTATGTTGTATTCTTCTTGTTCCAGGCAGCCATAAACTCCATACGTTGTCTGATATGGTCTATGTCAAACCCGATCGAAGAGAACACGTTCTTATCAGGAGTAAACGTAACCCTGGTAGAGAACGGGCGTTTACCAGACACAGTACTCTCCTCTTTAGATTCGAGCTTCTGATTCCTGAAGGTACCTTTGAAGTAAAAATAGGACCCTTTTGGGGCCTTCTTCTTATTCCTCTCACTCTTGTACACCTCTATCTCAAAGAACGAGCTGAGTGCGTTAACTGCCACCAGCCCAACTCCGTGAAGACCGGAGGAATATTCATAGGCCCGGGAGTCAAACTTCCCGCCTGAGTGGAGCTTCGTACAAAGAAGAACAGGAACAGGGACCATCCCGCTCTTCTCCTTCTTGGCTCCAAGTGGCATACCCCTTCCTGTGTCAGTGACAATTATCTCGTCACCCATTTTCTGAACAACAACCTGGCTAGCGTGGCCTCCCATAGCCTCGTCATTGGCATTATCCAAGACTTCATTAACCAGAGGAGTTGCATCTTTCACTGATCCAATGTACATAGCAGGTCTTTTACGGACAGCTGCCATGTCAGAGTATACACGAATGTTTTCCTCTGTATACCCTCTGCCTTTCCTAGGAGAAGTCTTCTCCTGAACTTCCTTTACTTTCTTTGGAGCAGGAACAGGCTTCGCAACCTTCTTTGGAGCAGGCTTTTCAACAGACTTTTCTACTGGAGCAGCCTGTTTCTTTTTATTTTTAAATTTAATTTCGGTTCTGGCCTTTTGACCAAGTAGATCAGCAATACGAGCCGCCATTACCCCTCCTAAGATAAAGCCCTCGTCCAGGGCTTTTTATTGTCTGTAGAAAGCAGACAAAAAGATAAGTTATTTGTATAAGACAACGTTTCTTATTTGTTGTCACTAGTCGTCTTTTCATCTTTCTCTCCTAAAATTTGTTAAAAAGGGGCATGAACATTATACTCATGCCCCTTGTATTCCTTTTACTGTCCGGCTTCTGTCTTATTAACGTTCAAGACCCTACCTATCCCGGGTAGTTTCTCCATGTTCCCCTCATAGTCTGTATCTCCTGTGATGAGCCACAGCTTTTCCATTTTCAACTGATTCCATGGCATGTGCTCTATGTCACTGCATGCATCAGTTATAAATACGACAAGACAAGGTGCTTTCTCCTTCTTGTCCTCTTCCTCGTTTTTAAGGAATTTAAACACATTCTGGTGAGAAGTCCCTCCTCCAAACTTCCGTACATACTTTCCAAGCTTGGAGGTCTCAAGGATCCTCTCGACATTTATTTCCACATCATGCCGGATAATTACCAGCTCCCTGATGTGGACCAGACTGCTCGTGATCAGATCATAAAGACCATAAATGATCTCACTTATCTCCTGATCACTCATAGACCCAGATTCATCTATGGCAACAGCCATAGTCCGGATTATTTTCTTTTTCTTCATTACTCCTGGGAAGTTCTTGATAATCAAGTTCCTTCTTGTGAAGGTTCTCCTTGACCACAGGTATCCCATCTTAGCATCCAGATGCTTAGCAAAATTCTTGATAAGAGAGAGGCATTTCTTTGCAACACGTGAACGCTTAAGTACACGCTCAAAGATAGCTGCACTTTCCGATCCCCTCATCTTTGCTGATTGAAGGGCTTCGGAAACACTTCTCTGGATCTGGTCTTTTACTTCCTGGGGAAGCTCATCCAAAGAGTATTGAGTGTATCTACTCTCCCCATTAATTGTAACTTTTACACGAACAGTACCATTTTTACCATCACCCCCTCCTCCGTTAGGAGCACCGTCACCGTCACCATCACCGTCACCGTCACCATCACCGTCACCGTCACCGGAACCGTCACCGGAACCAAACCCGACAATTTCGATCTTAATCTTGTCCTGCTCTTTTTTGAGCTTATCGAAGATTATTTCTGCCGGGTCTCCCGGATCTATGGTGTCATTCGCCTTCTTCAGGTACTTAGCCGATATACACAGAGAATCCATATAATGCTCTATGTCATCAGTAGACTTTCTAGCGGCAGGAAGGCAGGATACATTGGTGTTCCTTAAATGTGGCCTGATGAACTGTTCATGTATTTCACAGTCAGCAGCAAGATTCCACAAGATTGGGTCTCTGTACCCTCTTCTATCATGATGATTCAGGAAGAGGTGGTACACCTCGTGGACAATAATAAATTGGATAACTCCAGGGGATGGGGTTGTTTCCATATTTCCTGGAACTAAATAGATGTCTCTTCCATCCGTCATTCCAGGAGCGCCCCTAAACCTACGATCACCTGCCTTTTCATCCGGAACAATGTGAATCTGGAACTTCGCAAGGAAGTATCCAAGCACATGCTCTATGATGATAAGGCCAGCAGTTAAGCTGTTAATTGTAGGCCTGAACTGCTTTTGCAGTTGCTCATAGGTGCGCATCGGCTTCTCTTTTCCCTTCTCCTTTACAGAAGCTGAAGCTGGTTTTGTCATTATATCTCCTTCTAATGATTATTTAAGGTAAAGCCCAGAACATTATCAAGAAACCCACTATGTTCCAGGTCAGCCTCTATTGGAGAGGCATTGTCCTCGTACTCTAGCTTGTACGAGTCATGTGTCTCAAGCATGTCTAGCACAGGCGATACTCCGTCCATAAACTTAATGTTTTCTATGAACACCTCTGCGTAAGACTTTCCCCCAGTTGGATAATTAGGGTCACAATGTCTCGTAGACAGCGCTTGCAGTAGCTCAGAAAGCTTTACCTTCGTAAGTGGCTTAGCCTTCTTTATATCCTTAAACACAGTCTTTGCTATAGTCTGTGCTTTGTACTCTGTTCCAGAAGACCCAATAACAGTCTCGCCCTCTCCAAAAAGAAGAGTCCTAAGCTCATGTATTGTCTTAGGATGCCCCTTTTTAAAAAAGAGTATGAAGCTGGAGGAACTTGAATTAGATACAAATCCTGTCCTAATCTTCATTATGCCTCCATCTCCTTTGGTCTTCTGTTTTCTCTCTGACATGGAGTTATGTCAAAGATAGGACACGGCCTGCAGAGAGAAGACAGGGTACAGTCACACTCTGATGACAATGCAAGAGACTTCTTTCTCCATCCATCCAGCTTTTCCGAATACCAGATGTCCTTAAGAAAGTCCTTGCAATCCACCACGGACATTCCTTCTTTCCAATCTCCTTCACCTTCAGCAAAAGAACATGGAAAGTAGTCTCCATCCACGTTTACATATGCAGAAAAGAGGCCAAAGGACTCACAAGGCTCTGCTGTCATCGACAGGTCCTTAAAGTCCTCTCTATGCTCCACAGACTTCAGAAACATTGGAGCCGTACAGGAATCAAACCCAATTGGAACGTCATGCTCAAAAGCATAATCAATCAAGTCCTTTATCTTTCCCATGTCCTGTACAGGGTGAAGAACATTCCTTTTACCCTTCGGCTTAAGAAGCAGAAGGACGATCGCATTGAGCATGGAAAGCCTAGCATCATTATGGAAATCATCCATTACCTCATAACAAAGAGGTAACGTTTCTTCCGAAAGGATGATATGGATGTTTGCTTGTGACAGCCCATTTTGCGTAAGGGCGTTTATTGCCCTGTAGCAGTTGTCCTTGTCATAAAAGGACACGGACACTGCTCCACATAGTTTTGCGAGAGCCTGATAGTCTTCAGTAGTAAGATCTTCTCCGTTAACAGTTACATTTGGAACTACTTTGTTGTAACTGTTAGCTCTGCAATACTCCATCATTGCGAGCAGCTCCGATTTCGCTTCCCTGAACGATCCGATACCGAATGCGATCTGGGTCAACGTTTTAGGGAACTTTTGAAAGATATCCTTAAACGTACTAAACGTCATCATCTTACCTTCGTTCGTATTGCTCTTGTAGCAATGCTCACAGGCTCTAGGGCAGATCGTGGACATCTCAAGATCCAGGATCTCCGGCCCAACTGGAGAGAATAAAGGATCATCATCTTTTGTTTTACCCCAGCGAATAAATAACCCCTTCTCACTGTCAAACACATAATTATAGCCAGGGCTTTTTACCCTTTTTATCATAGTGACCTCCTGAATTGAAAAGGGAGCACAAGAACTGATTCTCGTGCCCCCTTGTTAACTACCTTAGACGTAACCGAGACACTCAATGATGTCCTGATTATCAACCATGTCGAAAACCTCAAGACACCTGGGATCGTCAATGTCTCTTTTAGATGAGATAGACTTGAGAAGAAGGATGGCAAAGGCACTAGAGTCTTTGTCATGTGTCATGTCTACCACAAACTTCTTAATGAGAGCAAGGTCATCCTTGATCATAAGGTATGCGGTGAAAGCAGCCTTCTTAGCATGATCGCTCCCGAGATTGGTCCATTTCTTTGGACGATTCGCCGGATCCTCAAACTTCTGATACACGTCATGGAAACCCATGAGATCAGAAGCCGCACCAGCCCCAATGAATCCTGTTGTCAGCTTCATTGAGAGAGGGAATCCAGCTTTGAGATAATCACTAAGGCCCCAGTAACTTCTAGGGCATGCATACTGACCAGCATCATCTGCTTCAGTCAGAAGCTGCGCCTCGTTGAACCTGAGGAAGGCAACGATTCTCTTGTCGATGCCTCGGTCCAGAGACTCATGACACCACTGCTCAACGTTATGGTTGAGCCTGAACACTGCAATCCTGGACCTTATTGGCTTAGGCAGATCAGTTACAGTGGCTCCATATTCCGCATCCTGCGGATTAGCTGCCATAACTACCTTAACTGAATCATTAAGGCGAAAGCCATGGATGCTGTGCGTTGTCAGCAACTCAAACATGACCTTTCTCTCTTCTTCTCGAGCAAGATGAAAGTCGTCGATAAAGATGACTGCCTTCTCTTCACGATTAGCCAACACAACAAGCTCCGGTGGAGTCCAAGTAGTCTCCGCAATCGTTTTCATTTTTGGTTCTAATACCGGTATCATTATTGAGTTACCCTTTTCATCAATAACAGGGTTACCCTTTTCATCAATCTGTTTCGTCTTTTCAGGCTTTCCGTCTAAGCCCAGTCGTGGTTGCATCACTGCGACTCCATTTTTGTCGCGGACAACCTCCTGCCATTTTGTGATCTCTGGGAGTCCCATGAAGTATTCCAGAGTCTTTGTGCCAATCTGGCACTGTATCATAGTGTATCCTGCTTTCACGAAGACTTGCTCCATGATTTCGGATTTTCCAATGCCCGACTCTCCTACGATATACGGACAAATATGCGTATAGTCAAACTTCGCGTGTGCGTACATCTCCAAGAACCCTATCAGTTCCTTATAATCGAAATTTGCTCCCATGTGTGCCTCTCCTTATTTTTTTGATTTTGCTATCTTACCGCGATGGTACTGTGGTCGTCAAGCCGCTTTTATCCATATGTCCAGGTCATCTTTCACGTCAACACCGATGTCCTGGAGAACCTCTGCCTTAAGTTCTTTTATCTCAGTCATTTTGATTTCTTTCTTGGTCCTGATGTATTCAGGGAGACCAAGCTCTTCTAACCCGGCAAGGGTGATGTCCTTGTCGGGAACTGTGTAGACTTTCTTGGTCCTAGATGTGATGGACCCAACAGGAAACATAAAGGCCTTCTCTTCCGAGGCCATCATGAAGGTCTTCACTACAGCAAGAATTTCATCTTGTTTTTTCTTCTTCTCACCTAGTGCTGCTACTGCGGTCTTCTGAATCTCAACTATTTTAGCCTGGGCAGGTGCCATAGACTTTTTAGCCTTGGCCTCAATAACCTCAATCTCTCCTTTAAGGGAAAGGTAGGTTTCGACCAATATACCTAGGTCACTGGTGTTTTCAATGGTAATGGTTGTTTTCACGCTACGTCCTCCTCTGGTATGGGTATGGGTGTATCCATAATTTCGGATACTAAGTAGACCAGTTGGTCTACGGTATACTTAGTTGGGCACTTAGTAGGGTTCTTCCTAGAACCACAACATGCTAAGTGTCCATTATGGTGGTAGAACCACCGGTCATCTTCATCAATAACATCTTTCAGTTGTCTCAGATCAATTGTTGTAAAATTTTGATTAACATGTATTACTGTGTTGTTATCCTGTTTCAGAATAACCACATGTACATTCCTTCCATTAAATAAACTACTGTTTACCTTATACTGATCCTCCTTATACGATATTTTGTAGGAAGCAATTGTACCACCCCTGTGGAATACAACCCGCTTCTCGATAAAATCAGAAGCCCTGCTGAGTGCCTCTTTTGAGTATAGAAACCCCTCAAATATGGGGTACATAATCATCAGCACCTCATAGTCACTCTTACGTGAATGACGCAGTATACCAGGCAAGGCTCCAAATGTAAGGGACGTGAACTTCCTGTCCGCCTTCTTAAACAGGGTCCCAACGTCCATCTTATCCGACAGGTCAGCAAACTCAATTAATACTCGTATAGACTCGGGTATTAACTGTGCAAACTCCTGAAAAAGGAGTCTTGCGTTTGAGTCCTGTCCTGTAGTATGATGGTCGTACACAGTTACTGGGCCTGTAACTGTTTTCGGTGTCATGTCTACACAGACAGTATCTATGCCTGTGTCTAGCTCGTCATTTGCTGATAAGAACTTGTATTCCACTTTTCTGTCCTTAAAAACAAATGTCTCCAAGAGCCACACAGACAGACATGCGTCGAAGTCGACACACTTGTGTGTTACCATTTGAATCTTATTTTCCATTATCTTCTCCTCCCTGAGATTTAATTCTCAGTAGCCTCCCATCGCCTTCCACCTCCTTTCTTATTATCTCCAGCTGATCACAAAAAGCCTCAGCTTTCGTTTTTAGCTCTTCTTTAATCTCCCTCAGCCTTTTTTCAACCTCCAGCCTCTTTGGGGCTATCTTTCCAGGAATTACTGAATACACATATGTATTCTTGTCAAACCATGGAATGGCTATCTCGTCCTTTATGTACCCCATCTCCTTAGTTGCAACTGCATAGTAGTTGCACTTGGAAGATAAGTTAAAGAGATCAAGCCACTGAAGAAAAAGAGCCTTATGCTCTTTCTTCATCTTCTTAAGAACCTTATAATTCCTAGCAGAATAAAGAAAGAACCTGCACCCTTGGTTAAACAAGAATTGCTCCTTGTCCATGTGGTCCTTAAGAAAGGCCGCATCGTCCTCAAATCTTTCTATCAGTCTTCTGTGGTTGCACTTCTTAGCAAGCCCCAGGAATTGATGTATCCTCTTTTCAGAATACTTCTTACCCTGCTCTATGAAATCCTTAGATATTTCAGAAAATAAGATAGGGAGGATTTCAGCATAGGTAGTTAGACGCGGTGCGCCTCTAATGTAAAATGAAAGCGCCATTTTACCTCCTTTAGTTATCTGTGTAGTGAGCTAGGTTCTATTCATCGTCTTCCACGTCAAAGCCAGCCGGATCTATTGCACCAGACGGAGAAGGCTGATCCTTATCCTCATCATCATCCGGCGCATCTCCAGCTTCACGCTGTTCTTCTATCTTCTTACGAACAGCAGTCTCGAACTGCTGCATCGCATCATTTACCTTCTTGTTCTCCTTCTCCATCTTCTTTTCTCTGGCAGCCATCTCTGCCCTAATCAGAGCAATAGCTCTGTTAACTTCTTTTTTTGTGGGTACTTGCCCATACAAGGCTACATTTATCCAGTTAAAAGAAATAACAAGACCTTCCGTGGAGGCAGGTCGACTAGGGAGCCTAAGCATCCTACCCAGAAGTGACATGCCTTCCTGTGGCTCCTCAGTAATACCATGTTCTTCATGGTAGTCCTTTACCAATTTAAAGAACTTCCAAAACTCAACTTCCAGGTTTTTAACATTTTCCTGGATAGTCGCCATTACGGCCTGGCGGAAGTCATTCCTCGTGCCACCACTACCTTCTATTGTGTCACGAATATACGTTCTTCTATCTTCTTTATTTACCAGGTCCTTAATAATCCCAAAGTTCTTATAAACTACGTGCTCCGGATTACTTCCCTGGTAGAACCGGATCACACGCATCCAGCTCTTATAGATAGCACCTTCCTTCTCAGGAAGGTCCATCTCTTTATTGAGCCTTGACCTAAATGATCCATAAAAGTCAATAAGACTTTGTACCTGGGCGTCATTCGTTAGAGATAGAGCCCTCAGCCCCTTCGACCATTTCTTCATTTTCTTCCTGAGTGTCTCCTCAGGAAATGTTTCCATAAATGCGAAGAAAGATGGAGAGTACTTTCCTGGAGATGAGAAGAATCCTTTTGGATCCTCCATACCCTTCTCTACCCTTTCATGCTCTTCAAAGACGAGCCTGCCTCCGAAATCAAGGCGCTCCTCTGTAAAGACTAACTTGAACACCCGTTCCAAGGTCGCCTTATACTGTTTCATATCTTCGGGCATTGATATTTTTACTTTCATACCTGCTCCCTTCTAATTTTTTTATAAGCCCTAATAGCTACAAAGGATGTTAATCCCTTGTCAGGGACTAGAATGTACTCATAGTCCGCAGCAAAGGCGTCTATTCTAAACACTGCACTAACTACAGAACTCCCATCATAGTTAGTTTGCAGGTCTTGAAAATATCCCAAAACATCCTCTTCTGTGGCCTTTTCGCCACGTGCCCTAATAGCAATAGGAACACCCTTCATAAGGGGCCAGGTTTTCAAGAAAAGTGCATGCTGCCTAGCAGGCAGGCTAAGCACAAGAGTAACACTCTTCTCAAATAACCTTCTACTAAACAGCTGATGTTTATAGTTGTTAATTTTTGTTAGCCAGGATTTTTCTTCTTTTTTATCCTGGGCTTCCGGAGACAGTCTGGATGCCTTCTTTAACTTTGAAGGGTCCTGCGTAAAGTCCGGATTTATTCTGAGTTTCCTCATTTAATCCTCCTATAATTTGTAGGGAGGCCACACCATATCCAAGCAGTGCTTACACCTCTTAGAGATAGTAACTTCAAAATCATCTCTCTGGATTGCTTTCTGTCCACACTTAGGACAGACAGTAGCAGCACATTCCGGATACAACGTGTGTTCCAGATAAACATACTTCAACCTGTCCTTAGCAATCTTATAAAAACGTTTTACAGTTTCTTCTGGAGTAGCACTAGGTGCCTGTGGAAACCACGGTACTGGATGATACGTGGCTATATGGAGTGGTGTATCATTCCCAAGCTTGGACTCAATAAAGGTAACAAGCTCTCTAAACTCGCTCTCCTTATCAGTTACACCAGGGATCATTAAGTGAGATACTTCAAGATGAATGGGATCATGATACTCCCTTTTATCCTCCCCAAGAAACTCCGCGTTATGAAGTACGACGGAAAGGTCCCCATCACAGACCGTCCTGAATGTCTCTGGGTTCATGGTTTTTATGTCCAGGTTTACGGCGTGTAATGGATTCAGTATAAACATCTCCATAAATAGCTGTGGGTTTATGTATCCATTTGTTTTAAGGAGAACTTTTTTCCTAAATACCGTGGCCATAGCCATGTACTTCATGTAGGTTTCAATCCACACAGATGGCTCCGTAAAACTGAAAGCAATGCCGATAATGTCAGAGTCACTCATAAGTAGCTCTACCATCTTCTTATCTACGGCACGAGAGTCCTGATCTTCCGGATATGATTCCGGACAAGACAGCTCTTTATTATAACAAAAACCACACTTAAGGCTGCAGCCTAATGCTCCAATAGACAAAACCTGCTTACCAGGATAGAAGTGATAGAATGGTTTCTTTTCTATGGGATCTATCATTAACGCTGGGTAGTAATCCCTTACAACAGGAACACACTTACCCTGAGCATTTTTTCTTCCCCCACACACTCCTATTTCCCCAGAAGAAAGAAGGCACTCTCGTGGACAGATATGGCACTGAGCCCTCGAACCCTTCTTAGTCTGAGTGGTGCTCAGTACATCATTCGTTGGTACAAACATAAGACCCTCCTATGCAGCAAAACAAAACGCTGGGATAGTGTGATACCTAGACACCTGTCCACCTTTTGGTGTTCGTATGTATCGTCCGTACACCAAAAGGTCTGGGTCCTCTTTCCATTTTGTTGCCATGTGTTCTTCTGGATCTTCCATAAACTCATAAAGATTATAGGTACAACCATTATTTGGCATATATACTCCCTTTTCCTAAGAATGTAGAGAGAGCCATGTCTTCCAGTTCCCACGCTGGTGTATCCTCGGGTATGGGTGTTGTACAACACGACCCATCCGTAAAATACACAACAGCATAGTAGTCAAGAAATCGGAACATTAGGCTCTCCCTGGAACGAATAAACCCATTCCAGCTATCATGTACCGAAAAGTGGAGTAGGTCATTTCCCCTGGTAGCTGCCAGAACCGTTTTTTGTTCATTATCTCTTGTATACGCATGTATCTGATGAATCGTAATATTGGTCGCAATATCAGTCATAACTGTAGTAGTCGCCGGCACTATGCCATGCTTTGTCATGGTTCTGTGGAGCTGTTCTATTCCTGTAAAGGCTCCTTTGCGGTTTCCCATTTTCCGTCCTCCCCTCTAATTTCTACTTTCAGATTCTCTTCTGCCATCATGTTAGTAACCTGCTTCTCGATGGCTCTCTCTAGCTCATGCAAATCACACCCAGCTGCAGCGGCTTTTACCCTAATCCACTTTTGAAACTCAGGACGAGCCACAAGAGCCTTAAAGGCCAGCCGTTTATTCTGGTGCTGTGACCGTTCATTACCAGAGCAAGCCATAGCTCCAGACTCTGGATGAACCATGCGTATCGCAGACATAGTTTTGTTTCTATGCTGCCCACCAGGCCCTGATGATTTGTAGGCCTGAATAATAAAATCCTTCTTAGTCACTGAAAACAGCAGCTTTCTTTTCTTCTTTTCTGTTGACACTATTCTCCTCCTGTGGGTTATCTTTTAGTAAATCTACCAAGACAGCCATTGCCTCTGTACTAGCATGATCCATTGTCATCCTTACCAACTCCGCTCTTGTAAACAAGAGTAAAAGGTGTTGACGAAGTACCCTGTTGTACACAGTGGTGGTGTTGTTACCCGTTGGAAAGGTGGTCATTATATATAGGCTAATCGCCTCAAGTCTACTTTTACCACTAAAGACGTTTAGCCTGTTCTCAAATGTAATCAACCCACCAAGTATCCTCCTAAACATTAGCGGCTGAGCCTGTATAAACGCTTCTTTCAGACAAGATGGGTGATACATTGGCCTACGATCATACGTAGAGCAGAACTCGTCAAGATACTCTATGAGGTAATCAAACAACTCATAGTGTCCATTCGCAACGATTATAAAAAACCCCGGCACATTAAATAGCTCTCCGGCTTTTATACCATTACGTCGTGCTTCAAAAAAGCCACATTCGACATACTTCTTTACCAATGCAACATTATTATTAGCACACGCCTTAGCAAAGTCTGCATTAGTAACCGTATGCCTCCTCTTCTTTTCTATTTTCTTTCTTTTTTTCTTTTTCATGACCCTTCTTTCCTATAACTGTTACTATTGTTATAATTTTCCATAGCAAATACTGTGATATCTTTAACTCTGTATCCCATTTCACTTATAGGGATTATCAACACGATGTCCCCTTCATACTTAAGTACTACTGCCTCTACCTTAGGAAGGTCTGTGCCACGTGTTCCAGTTACCAGTGCCTCTCCAACCTTGCGTCCACCATAGACAAGGGGAACTATTTTCCCGTCTACACCGTATTTTCGTTGGATGTAGGACATGCTGGTCTGATTATGGTGAGGAGTATTATTATTATTATGACTTGGTGTTCCAAAAGAAAAGGACGAATTTCCATTATTATCGATGTAGAAGCTAAATCCTGAATTGGAACTTCCAGAGTGTCTGGTATTATTACCCTTACCCCTAGCCTTTTCTTTAACTGTATCTATGTCTGTGTCTTCTTCTTTTGTATCTATAGTATCTGTAGTGGCTGCCTGTACAACAGCACCCATAAGGTGTCTCGCTATCAGACTTTCTATCTCACCACATGAAACGGAAACAGAGAAAATAACAACTAAAAGATAAAATTTATACTTCATACTATTCCTCCTAAGTACATGATGATGAAGAAACTACTTTAACATAGTAATGATAGATTCCATCCAGGAAGAGACTTCGATCTCATTAAAGATAATTGATATAGCCGTCCTACTAGGACCATCCAACTCCTCATGAATACTCTTTATAAGAGAGTCTGTACGCAACCCACCTTCCTTATGGATGTTATCAAGGATAAACTCTGCTACAAGAGTTTTAACTCGACTGTGTTCTACTCTGAAAAGAGTAAGTACCCACTCATTTCCAGGAGAAAGTTTATTAAATATGTCGCTACTCTTACGAAAACTAACCCCACCCCCAACTATCTTTTTCATGGTAGCTGCTGCCAGTATATGCTGCTCATGAGAAGAGGATGTGACCATCTTTACAATCCCAACACGAAAGTGTGCTACTCGTTCCTCACTTTCTACAAGTTCTATAAATGGGTATCCGGGATCTTGTAACAAATCAGTAAACAGTGACACCCCAGTAAACGATGGATCAATTTCTATCCCTGAAGGCACAAGTGCGTCCTGTACAAATAGAAAAGAATGTGCCTCAAGCAGAAATTCATCAAAAACTGAGGCTGCCTCATCCAGTTTCCTTACTGCAGAAGGAGCAGTAACCTCACCACCCTCAATCCGCTGCGATATAAGGTCCAGACGGTCCTTAATTTTATTTATTTTTCTAAGTAATTCCATACTCGTTACCCCTACTTTTTTATAAACTGCGCCACCTCTTTGTGGCCATGGTAAGAAGCGAAGGATGCAGCAGTCCATCCCTTTCGTTTCTTTGATGTGGCCGTGGTGTCTGCTCCATTGTTCATCAGGAACTTAACAGCTTCCATATGGCCACCAGCAGCTGCGTAAAACAAGGCCGTCCATCCTTGCTCGTCTACAGCGTTCGCGTCTGCACCCTGGCATACTAACAGCTTTACAGATCGCATGTCTCCATTTCCAGAAACATACATTAGGGCTGTTTTTCCCTGGGCATCCTGAAGTTCTACGTCATCGCCTCTTCTACAGGCATTTCTAATCTGGTTAAAATCACCACTTTTAGCATAATCAATGATGGTCATACTCTCCTCCTTTAATACAACTCTCCATATCTCTTTTCGTTTCTCTTCTTATTAAGACTCTGTATGAGTCCGAGAATAGCCGATACTGAAACAATGAACATAACTACTCTAATCATCATCCTCATTATGGTCCTCCCATCTCTGTTTATACTTCCCTCTTCTTTTATACCCTTTCTTAGGGTCCATCATTTTTTCTGGTACCAATCCGATCTCATCCCTGGCCTTCTTCCTCATAGCCTTCAGGATATCAACCTTTACCGGACCTTTCTTCTTCTTACTCACTGTCCTGTCCCCCTCCTTCTTCAGCTAACATAGGCAGTTTCTTTTTCATAAAGTCTGCTATAGTGGCTACTAGCGTTAAGGTTGCACGCCTCGATGGAACAACTTTGTTACCCACATAATAGAATGAGTAATAAGTGCTCGCTATTGCTAAGACCCCCATAACTACAATAGGCTCACCCCTAAAGAGGTTATAGAAGAATAGGTGTACCGCTAGTATGGATACATATCCAGGAATTAGTAAATCCTGGCAAAACCTTTCTTCTTGCTTGACTAAGGCAGCCCCTGTATTGATTGCCTCTTCCCGAGAGAATCCAGATATTCCGAAAAATATCTTTCTATCGAGAATTGAGATGTACGTGCTAAGTACATTCAATGTATGATCTCGGAATGTGTACATATTCCGAATATCATATAATGTAAGAAGGGCTGCAGTAATCAGCAGGCTAGTAGCACACAACACTAAGTCAGGGTTTCCCTGCTCCCCTCCGGTTTTCATAATAAAACTCATGGGTATACAAAACACAAGGAAAGCTCTATACGTCAATATTCTTGCCCCATCTTCCATTAGATACCTCCTTAATTTTTATACGTTTTCGTGATGAGGACTTCCTTTACTTTCTGTAAGTAAAGAGCTCTCATCTCCTCGTCCTCTCTACCAGCCTTCACGTTATCAATCTCAAGGCCAGTCCTCCAGTGAAACATTAGAAGGGTAGCAGCTTCTCCTCTAGCCTCAATATCAAAATCTTTGCTAGTAGGGACTGACTTAAGCCTGATGTTATGAAGCTGCTCACTTCCTATCTTAAAATGGGCAACTGCATAAACAGTTCCATCATTTGTCATTCTTGAGTCCACAACAAAACCTCTGGATTCGTCTAACATGATCCAGTCCACTTCGTCCTCCTCTCCTTGTAATATACGTGCTATCTCATCCTGTATCATAATTTCCTCCTTTAGTGAGCCCTTACACGGAGGGTGGTCACCGTCAACTGGCTCACTCCAGCTCAGCTTGTGCCTAATCTCTAAAGGCACATGACCCGTGACTGACCCTCCATGTTTAAGCTCTGTTAACAGTCTCAGCGTGTGCAGCATAGGCACATCACATACCCTACTTCCTCACATTCCTCCTCAGAAGGTATGTATTCACCCCAAAGGACTGCTAGGGCTGGGGCAGACATACTCCCTTATCCAGCATGACGGGGAAAGAAATAAAGGAAGGTGTTTACTAGTTTTAGCTGTGCTCCCCACCTATGATCATGCTACTGCAGTCTTATCGCGAGTCAGACCACAGTCATAGAGGGTTCCCTTCTCACACAATAGTCGGGATCGGCTTTTTTTATAGACCCACCCGACTGAGTCTCGAACTAACTAAAGCTCAGGATGAGCCTTCTCAACCCTTTCTGCGCACGCATAGAAAAAAGTGCATAAAGAAAGGCAGTTCTCATCTAAAGTATCAACGTCACCGTAACAAGCAGGCATCCTTATTTTAGACTCTGTACTTGTTTTTGGCAGCCGAAGCATTCTACCAAGATGACCGTACTCTGTCAATCCCAAACTATCTATGTAGATTCCCCACTCCTCAATAATGTCTTCTCTCACTTTAGAAAAGACTTCTTCCATCTTAAGGTTCTCCTTTGGATTTACACCAGAGAACCATGGTAAGCACATTACACAGTCTCTACTCGGTATAAAGCTCCTACCGCTGTGTTTACAGTTGTCATGGCTACAGTCCAAGCCTGTCAGTATTAAGTGCTGACCATTAACAGCTGCCCAGTTGCTTTTAAGTCGTACTCTTAGGATATCAAAACACATACAATGGTCAGATAGGTACTGACCATCCTTAAGGGAAGTGACACCCGTATAGATAGGAAATGGTAACTTATAGCTGCTATCAAACCTAAATGACTTCAAGGCTGCCGTCATCTGTTCTGATAACCTATCCTTTCTCACCAAGAAAAGCTTTACCTGTTGGCAGAGGTTACCACGCTTTTTCTTGGTTATCTCCCACCTGACATCAAGTACCAGGCTATCCACAAAGCTTCGCCTTTACCTGCCCCACCTTATTCAGGTTCTTTTTGTACCATTCAGCTTTCTTGGTTTTCTCTGAGACAACACCGATCTCATTCAGGAAGTCTAAGGCCTCTTCACAGGAGGACCCCTCGAAACCCTGGGCATCAGCTGTCATGTCACCGTTCTCATCAAACTCTATAATAATCTTCGCCATGTCTGATCCTCCTATTCTACGTCTATTTCGACGTACATTTTTCCGGTTTTCTCGTTCTTCTTTTCCCTCATTGTATACTTGAGTCCGCCCTTCCTGGTTCTCCTGGCAAGCTCTTCCTTCATGACAATGGTGTTATACTTCATCTTTAAGGAAGTAAGACCTTTATGTCTTTTAGACCTTACGTACGAACTGTGTTGGACAGTTCCGTCATCAGCCAACACAAAGGTGTCTTTGCCTATCCTTATACCCATACCTTTGGCAGAGACTCCGTATGACTGCTCCAATGTAAATTTCTTCCCGTCAAGGACTTCAATTCCAAGCTCTTCACATGCCTGGATAACTATGTCCTTTCTTTTCAAGCACGATTTTGTTTTTACTAAGTGGCTCACATAACCTCCTACGCAACCCCACACTCCAGGGGCTTTATTAGTGTTCTCAGTTTTCGATCCCCACCAGACGAAGAGTTAGTATCGACCAGCTCCTCATTTGCGCGGCGAGCATTGTTTCCAGCCCATTCACGAACGGCCTCTAACAGCTCCCTGTTCTGAAGGAACACGGGCTTTATCTTCTTGATGGACTCTTCCATCCCATCATAGTGAGATGCTTTAGCCAGTTTCTCAATCTCAGCACCGGTCCATCCTTCCAAAGCAAGTGCCATCTCTTCAGTGATATTACTCTTATATCGTCTGTTCATGATTTCTGCAATCTCAAGCCTCTCATTAGGGGTTGGGAGATCTACAAAGAATATGTCATCGAAACGCCTGAGCAGCGCCCCTTGACTCAGAGTCAGCAGCTCCCCTATGTCATTGCATGTAGCTACAATGTATACACCCTTCCCTTTCTCCTGCATCCATGTCAGGAGCTGACCAAACATGGCAGACGTCGTTCCACCATCTGTTCGGTTGGAGCTCTTTGCTCCTCCTATGGCCTTCTCTATCTCGTCCAACCATAGCACACACGGAGCAAGGATGTCAATGATTCGGAGGGCGTCTCTCATCTTCCGCTCAGACTCCCCAACCAGGAATGCCTTAAGACTTCCAATGTCAAGTCTTAGGAGAGTTAGAGCAAACTCAGATGCAATGGCCTTACATGCCAAAGATTTACCTGCACCTGGTAGCCCTGCCATCAATATTCCCCTAGGCATTGGTAAGTCTGGATTTGAAAACCCAGCCTTCCTGGCATTAATATACTTTTTCAACTGAGGTAAACCCCCAAGCTCCTCAATGTTAACAGATGGGTAAATATCCATTAATCCTGTCTTCTTAACAAGCTGGAGTTTAATGGACTCAACAGTTTCTCTGTCAAATGCCCCGTGCTTAACCAAAGAAAGGCTGATGGCACATTTAGCCTCTTGGCAAGTCATCCCTTTGGCAGCTCGAAACACCTGTCTGTCCTCCTCCGTTATCCCCTTCTTTCCTAACTTCATTTTGTTCTTAGTAGCAATTGTGACTGCGATCTTTTCAATGATATCCGTTCCTGGAAGATCAAAGTCACACACCACTATGTCCTTCTCCATTTCTGGAGGTATCTTAAGCATCGGGCTTAAGATGACAAAATGCTTATCAGAGGTCTCAAAGAAAGATATTGCATTCTTGAGAGCCCTTATTATCTGAGGATTCTCAATGTAGTGGTGGAAGTCCTTTGCAAACATGATTGCAGGCTTCCCTACAGCCATCTTCTCAAGATGTGTAATGGGGGAAAGGGGGTCATCCCCGTTCTGTACACCTAGAGACTTACCTGCCTCGTCATAAACCCCCTTTACACAATCCCACTGAAATATGTCGTACGTGTTCTTATCATACTGTATTGCTGAAAGAGCATCCACTAGCTCTCTGACACACCGTGTGTCCTCATGGGTGGGTATCCATATAATGGGTGACCCACACGCGATAAAATCATTAAAAGAGATGTCTACCATATGCTTCGTGCCTCCTTAGCCTTATAGACCATGTTAATCCTTGGATAAATTATCTTTTCCAAGAGTTTCTTAAAAGGTGCTATCCGTTCTTCACCACGTATCCACTTACCATTAAGGTTCCTGGCCCTCAGCTTTATGTTACAGCTTTGGGTGTCTGACTCAAAATTAATGATCTCAGAAATATCAATAGTATAGATACCATCTTCGATCAAATTCAACTGAATCACGTAATCCCCCAACAGCACTTGCCTGAAGTGGAATCCAGGAACCCCTCTTGGTTCGTAACCAAGCTCTTTATTACCAATGCGCCTTTGCACACCATTGGCTTTACAGCAAATGTTGGTGAATCTCCATAGTTTCATGGAGTGAACTGAATCGTTCTCCAGATAGTACCTGGTACCACCCCGACCGGGCATAAGTTGCCAGTTTGTCTGCTGGCACTGAACCATTTTTATTATATATGCCCTGTCCATTACAGGCCGTTTTACCGGATCGATCCATTCTTTTCTCATGACCCCTCCCTACCTAATTATGTAAAATAGGTAAAACTAAAGAAGGAAATTTGCGTTGGAAACCCTTCCAGCGCAATAAGATGAGGGCCATCCGCCCTCTTACCAAATGTATATCAGCGTTTAAAATTAGATCTGAGTTTGACACACCGGCTACATTAGTAATAACCACGGGTCTATCCTCATATGACCTCCAAACAGTAGCCAAAATCCAGGCATCGCCTACCTGGTGTCGTACAGCAGCGCTCTTCCTTTTGTCGCTGATACCTTCCATTCCGAATACCCCTCATTAGCTCCTCCTGTTTCCAGGAGGAGTCTTGTTAGCCATTGTCTTCACAAATGCCATCTTACCAGGATTGTTCCGCCTGAACTTTTTCCTGGGAATCACATCCAAATCAACAGTCCGTGCACCCTGAAGGTCACGGCTGCTTATTATAAATACGGGATAGTCTCCACCAACCGCTTCAAGAGCTGCAATCTGGTCATCAACCAGAACACGGCACTGAATGGTGCATCCACCAAAGATCGCATAAACGATCTTCGAAGACTTTACCCACTGAGTTGTCCTGTCCTCGTTCTCTCCGATCTCTCGGAGTTTCTCCATGGAGGCAATCTCACTCTTTGTGAGTGGACGCCTGACATTTCTGTCATTGGAGAAGAATAAATTATTCAACTTCTCCCGTGTAGACTTATATCCGAAGAAGGCTGCCATCATTGGCTGGTGCTTCTCCTTCAATGGAAGTTCAATAGTTGTTTCCCTATATGGCCGTGGGATAACAATCTCCAGTCTCCTGGAGATAAGGCTCAATACGTCTTCTGGGTCCAACGTCAAAAGAGCCTTACTATTAGTCATTGGGAGAGCATGCCTTTTCGCTCTCTCAATGGTTGACGTATACACTCTTGTGCTCCCCAGAAAAATGGAGAGGTTTTTTACGTGCATGTTAGCATTTGATGAATAATTAATTTTGATCTTCATAGGTTAATCCTCCTTACCTTGAAAACAGTTATTTGATGAGCCTGTATGCCAGCTGAACCCTCTTAGCTGGCGGAACTGCTTCATACCCTGGGGCAATTTTGCCCGTAAATATAAGACCAGGATATGCTCTCTTTGCGATAATCGATCCGATCGTGTACCATCCCTTTCCTCGAGCAAGAGTCAGTATGTCTTCAATAGACTCTTCTCCCTGGTGGGTCTCACGCAGAAGCTCAATATCGCCGTCTGTTGCCACTACTTCATGAAATAGTGACACATGGACAAGTAATGTACTTGGTGGAAGCTCTACTATATCTCCGTTCTTGTCCATTAAAGAGAAATCATGGTCTGTCACGTTCATGTATATGACTCCCATATGTTCCATGACCACAACTTCCCTTCCGTTTAACTTTTCTTTTTTTATATTCATGCCGTCCCCCTTATAAGCTGGATAATATAAAACTCTAGCCTCTCCAGCCTTTGTTACCCTCTCTTAAAAACCTGACACTATCTCGTCAAGCGCCTTCTTTACTCCCGGCTCTATGTCCGGATGAAAGGTGGCTACGGTTATTCCAAGAAAAGTTGCAGCAATGAACTTCCCTATGGGTGTGCGTGCCTTTATCACTGCAGCAGTCTCAAGTACCGCATCTGCGAGCCTTGCCGCCTCGAATCCTTTTTCCTTATAGATCGCAATCTCAGCACCGATAATTACTGAGAACATGAGAATGTCGTGTACATAACAGTTCATATTGCCTCCTTAGAATTTTTCTTTTCTTTTTGCTCAGATATTCTCCTGAGCATTCTGACTCGTGGGTCTGCTCCACCCATGGCATTGCAGGCCTCAACTGTCAGGGAAAGCTGATCCCTAATAGACAGTTCAGGAAAATCGTTCCCTATGTTCTCATACATGTTTCTAAAAAATCTTTCTAATT